CCGCCGCCGCCACCACCGCCACCACCATAAACGCCTTTCAAAGAGCCAATTAAACCGTGACTGCCTATACTACCGCTAGAAAGATTAGAGGCACCGCCACTACCACCGCCACCATTCGACCCGCCGCCACCGCCGCCACCGCCGCCACCACCTATGTGGATTGAATGGGATGATAGAGGGGTTACTATTAACGGTACAAAGTCTAGTGCTTCGCCATGCATACCAGCTGCTCCCGCATTAGAACCACCGCCGCCTCCACCACCTCCGCCTCCAACGGCAGTGACTACAAGAGTGGACACTCCTTCAGGCACCACAAAAGTATCGTTAGCAGTAAACAGCTTTTCACCATGAGTTGCGTTCCCTCCAGTAACACCTGAGCTTAGTATGCCATTAGTGATTGTTAGTCCGTCACCTATTTTTACACCGCCTAGCGTGGTGGCACTAGCTACTGGCAAAGAGTAATTAGACAGTTCATCTAATTTCTTTTTCTGTGCAGCGGTCATCAGACCGGATGCGCTATCTGTAACTGTTCCGTAGGTTGTATCAGTGAATTTTGCATTTACCGGTACATCAGAATTAACTGTGTGTCCATTAGCCTTTAGAGCATTATCCGCAGTGGTAGCCCTGCTAACTAAACCTTTATTACCGGACAAGTTAAACAACTCTACCCATGTTGCGCCATCAGCATTAAGCTGGTACAGCTTTTGTTCGTCGGTTCGGAAGCACAGCATTCCCGGCTGTAAATTTATAGTAGGAAACGCTGGCCCGCTATTACAGCTGATTGCTGTTTTATCATTGTCAAGAAGTTTCTGTCGTGAATTTCTAAGTGTTTCCGAAGCTGGAATTTCTGTATAACTTTGCATAATCAATCTCCTTATAAATTAATTTCATTAATTGTTCTTTGAAAATCATTGTCACTAACCCCGAACTTCCTTGCTAATGACTGAATCATAGGAAGGTAATTCTTTAGTCTGGCTTTTTGTTCGGGTGACATAGAATTAATCATATGAACAACTTCGACTTTCTTAGTGCTACTTGGGTTATTCATATGACTACTATCAATTCTCCCCATATTTTTCATAGCTTGTACCAATGGATTCATAGTCATCACTCTTTCTTTTCACCAAGGGCATCCATTAGTTTGGAAATGGAAAGCTCTAATCTACCTATACGGCTTTCAAGGGAATTCTCATTGTTTTCATTCTTAGTCGGTTCTATAACTAAGGGAGCAATAGAGAAAGCCTGTATCATTCTCTGGCCACCTGTCATAGATACCATATACAGTACAGGCTCATCCTTCAGCATAAACAACATTTGAGTACCATCAGCAGGTACAGGCATTGTCTGCACATCATTAAAACTGTTCACTATAGTCCATCTACCCATAGGCATAGAATAAGCTGGGTTTGGGGTTGCTTGGTTTAGCATTGGATTCATGGTATACATTTTAATCACTCCTATTGCAAATACTTTTAACACCCTAGTGCTTGCCAAGAGATTGTCCCTGCTGAAAGATTACCAGCAGAGTCCCTAAGTTCAACATAAAAACCACTAAGGTCAACATTGATGATATATGGAATAACTATTTTACCTGTTCCACCGACCATCGTAATTGTAACTTCTGGAACTTGGTAAAAATCTAATGTGAATGGAATCCATGTTTTTTCAGCCTTTATCTTTGTAATAGCATGGTCTTGAATATCAGGTAGGTCAACGGATATTTTATATTCATAAAGCAATAACCTACTCTCTGTTTTCGGTGCAGATATTTTACATTTTATCAGAGCATCCTTATAAGTATAATCACCACTTACAAATGGCCTCCATGGCTCATAGTCAGCAGGAACATCCGTAGGAATGTCTACAAGGGATATGATAATATCGCTTAGTATGGCATCGCTCTTTTGTAATATACTCCCTGCTATATTCACATGGGCACTGTAAGGCTTTAAAATATCCTTGCACAGTTTATTCGCAACATTGAGTGTCTCAGAGAACACCCTTGATAGAATCATTTTTCTATCAAACACATCAGCCATTACCAACCGTTCCTTTACGTTTTCAAAAAAACGAAGGAATTGTTTGTCTTTAACACTGAAAGACTCTGAATTATTCAATGCTGGACTTAATGAATGTTTATCATTCGTATTCATATATTCATCAAAGAACCTTGAAAAATATCCATGGTCTGAATAGGAGTCTACACAAGATACCTTTTCATTTATTTGACTTTCTAGGATTTTACAAGGCCTCTCTGATAAAATTAATGACTCACATGGGTTTCTGTAGAACCATTTCCTTAGCTGTGATACAAAATCAACCTGTTCGACAATTCGTAATACAAACTGTCTGTTATCAATGTATATTGGCTTCACATTAATCTTTTCAAGATTATTTAAAAAGGTCTTTTTAGTAATACTTTCATTAAAGGAAACAGGCTCTACAATATTTATACTCCATTGTTTAGCATTAGATGCCCATGTGCCAGCAATTGAACCCCAAGTTTGTTTACCAAGGAATTTCCATTTAGAAGATAAAGACTGGCTAGATACTTTTTCCATTAGGACAGAGTAAACTGGAAGGTCACGGTAATCTCATCGTCATCGTCGATGTTTGCTACCTTAAATGTTACCCTGTCCAACATAATGCCCGAAGCAGTAAATACTCCTGCTTCAGAAAGAGCACCTGTAGCAATACCGGGGTCAAAGTGAGTAGATAACTCAAACACCTTCGTCCCTTTTACATGAGTGTAAGCAGCAGTTTGTTCTGCTATCATATCTTCCAATGCTGTCATTGAAGCCTGTGTATCTGTTGTGCCCTGTCCTACCTGTATTCTACTTACGTTTACAGGCTGGGTATCATTACCCATTACATCACAGATAAAGTCAAAGCCACTGTCAACAATCATATTATGCTTTACAATGTTATCAACCGTGCCATCTCTGTGAATTACATTCATTGTCATTACACCATCAATTTTCATTCTTTCGTTCCTCCTTGCCCCTTACAGTAGGGTTATCCTTCTTTGTTCTTTTAACTATTATCTTTCCATTCTTCTTCATAATAATTAAATTACACGAATCATTTACCTGAGTGTTTTCAGTCATAGCCTAAATTCAACTCCTTAAATTTTCCTAGTGGAAGTACATTGAGTTCGCCTGTCACTTCCTTGTTCTTTGCAGGGTTAGTAACAGTGAATATTCTCTTGTTCGCTTCCTGTTTTATATAGAATGTAATAACATCATGCGTTCTATAATAATTAGGAACTGCGATGTTATTACAGTTTCTATCAGATAATACAAAAAAGCCATTATTATATTCCACTCGCAGCCAATAATTATCGCCATATAAAGTTAAAAATACAACGTGTTCGTTTGTTCTATCCAACGCTCTTACATTAAATGCCATGTTAAACACAGGCGGAACATCTACCTTATATTTAATAATAGTATTAGGCTTAACCACAGCTCCTTTATCAAATCTTGAATTAGCATACGTAACTTTCTTAGTTTGACTGGCACCATCCGTGTTTCCATTCAAAGAAAAACTATATAAATATCTACTCTCACCTTCTGTTTTAGTAGTGATAAAATTTTCTACATTTACTAATTCATTGTTAGCAATAGGAAGCCAAGCAATATTATAATCATCCCACTTATCACTTAATTCATTCCATGTGACATCCTTTTCTACATAGGCAGCTGCATATTCAATCCAGTTGCGAGCATCTACACTTTTATTTAAGTGAATGTTGGTATAATATTCGCCAGCCCTAGTAAAATCTTCCATCATTAGGCCATCTGTATCAACTTTAAGGAAATTCTTTACTCCCTGCCAGCCGTTCTTTTTCTCATCAAACTCTGCTATGATGTTACGTGTTGTTGCAGGAGTTAGGGTTATCTGCAAGTAAGTTCCATGCATACTATATAATCCCCAGCCATTATATGCCTTAATAAAAAATGTCTGTGTTCCTATCAATGGAAAAAACAATGTATACACATTTGAATTAACCTTTGCTACAACCTTGCCTGACTCCCATGATTGGCCCCATCGGATTTCATAGTTAGCATCTTTTATTTCATTCCAGAAAAACTGGATAGTATCTCCGTTTTTAACAGCGAAAAAGTTCTCTACGTCAGGCAATGGGTTTACTTTTACCAAACAAGCTGCTGGTTGTTCAGATATATTTCCAATAGTGTCTATTGCAAATACATAGAAGCAATAGTCATGTGCCTCAGTTAATGGAACATACATGGTAGTTGCATCAAGGTTATCGGCTATTATTTCACAACCGCTAAGGCCTACATCATAATCTCCTTGATATATTCTATAGCCTTTAATGTCTGGGTCAGGGTTGGGGTTCCATGTTAAGATTACACTCCTAAAAGCTAGCTCATAAGTCAACCCTGTTACATTAGCTGGGGGAGTGTTCTTGCCATCAATAAATATCATGTAAACTGCCGTTCCGTTAGAGAGTCTACCAATCGTATTCTCAACCCTTACACGGAAATCATACGACCAATAAAGATTAACATTAATAGAGCATGAATTTTCAATTGTGGTACAATACGTTGACCAGCTTCCATTGTTTGATTCCCTATAATCAATGACATAGCGTTTAAAGAATTGATAGTTAGTTTTTGTCCATGTTAAATCCACAATATTAATATGGGAACCATCTTTTGCAACGTATGATTGCTTTATATATTGTAATTCTTTAACATCCAAAATAGTATCAGTGTACGGATTATCTAATGTACTATAATCGAACCAATGTATTCCTCCGCCAAGCAAGTCACCATAGATTGTACTGTTGTACTGTCTACCGCTTATCTCGAATGTACCCTTGTTTGTTTCCTTGATTTCAGAGATTCTGATTGGCATTTCCTTGAATACGCCATGATAGCTAACAGTAACAACATCGCCCGGTTCAAGGTGCATTGCCTGTAGCCCTGTCGTAAATGATAGCTGCATAGGACAGACAAGGTTATAGTCACGATAAAACCTTGCTAATCGCAATGCTTGGTTCTGGGAAGTAACACCTTCTAAGCTTACAGACTTTGTAATAATCTTCTGTCTTTGCTTCTGGTCGGCATAGTCATCACATAAACACTTTATTGTAGACCAGTTATTCAATGGGTCAATGATAGTAACTTCATATCTATTGGGAGTTTCAGAAAGTGCTAGCGGTGAAATCTTTAGGTCAAAACAATTATCATCATTAAATTTATATGATATTGGCGTTTCCTTTTCTATGCGTAGTTTCAGCTTTCCATTGCTGTAGACTATATAGCCACAGAAGTTTGCAAGCATTTCCTGTAACCACTCCAAGGCACTACGCTTGCTATCAATTACCATGTTAAGCTCATAGCGTTTGGCAATAACCTTGGCACCGCTACCATCAAGAAAAGTAATCTGTTCATCACAGTAATCCGCAGCTTCCTTCCACGAATCACTATCGAGCATATCCTCGGTAAACCATTTGCCTAAGCCATAGCGTTTAGACAAAAGAAAATCACGAACACACAATGCAGGATTAGTAGAGTACGCAGTTCTACCTGTACGCAAATCATATATTTTCCTACCCTTAACTAAGCAAGTAACACTGGGATTACCATTAAGTTCACTTGATATTGTAAATTTCATATCAAGCCATGCCATATTAGGATAACCGCCAACCTCCTCGTAGTTCTCAGGAGTAACACAGTCACGCAAAGTATACGTTGTGCCGCCCTTGACTGTATCTAGGTTAAAATTAACGATATGTCTATACACACTTTGTCTACTAACATTCCATAATTCACCGGGGTATTTATTAGTAGCTGCTGTAGGAAACGCTTGCCAGCCCTCGCCTAATCTATTGATATAAGATATAAGAGAGGAGATACTAACTTGGTACTCCCAGTAAGTGTTTCCAGAGGACATATCACCTGTATTACACAGGTATATAGTTCTGCTCTTACCATTACAATACAAGGTCAGGTTTCTACCAGATAAAACAACGGTCGCATCTTTGTACTTCAAATTCTGTAGAGTAAACACGGTATTGCTTGTCTGATTACCTGTTGGAATAATCAAGTCATTAGCACTGACAGACTCTATACCTTCAATGCCACCCTCACACAAGACAACGTGTTTCCATAATGTAGAAGCATCAGAGTCAGTCTTATGATATGTTTGGTTTCCTGTAATCTGTCTACGCCCATATACAACAGGTATCTGGCCATCAGCTGACATAGTTTCTTGTGCACGTTCAAAGCGTTGTATATTAGCAGCAGCATTACCATAATCCATGCCCTGCCTATGTGTCGCTGACCAGACAGAGGAAAACAATGCTGCACCCAAAGTAAATCTAGTAATAGCAGACAAACCTGCGCCAAACATAGAAGCTCCTGCGGATAGAAATCCAAAAGCAATAGAGCCTATTATTTTACCAGTAGATTTACCTCCACCGCCACCTCCAAAGAGCTGCAAGTCGAAGTCAAACATTCTTTGCTGATAGGTCTTGTCTGATAATACGTTATAATCCTTATTCATCTTGTCACCACCTATCTATATGTACTCTCAAATGGAATAGCAAGGAAACCACCATAGTGAACTTGGTTGCCATAGTATTTACATCTTTCGTGAGATTTATCACAGCCTTGTCTTAGATGAGCTACCTTATTAACAATATTTTCCTGTATAAAATTTACATTAAGAGTCAGCTCAGCACCTATATTTTGTTCTATGATTCTGCTTTCACCTTCAATAGTAATAACTCCACCTCTCCAATAATTGTCATAAAAAGACTTACTTATTATTACCTTGTTATCCTTATAAGACACTATACTTTGGATTGATTCATGCGGAGTGTAGCCACATTCAGAATCACCGAACTCACTATTGCAAGCAAGTTGATAACTTCTATTAGGGCACTCAATCTGAGGAAAGACTGTTTGTAACTTACAAGAGAATGTTCCATCTGAGAACGCTGGCTCGTCAATATTCCCCGAATATATCCATTCAAAAATAGCAGGGTCTTTAAGACTATCTGGGTATTGTATTCTAATAATAGTTGCATTGCACCCTCTGAAGTCAAAGCCATTGCATACATAGGCAAGCAAGGAATAGTCAACATCACTAATTGTAAGATTACAAGAGTCAGTTATATTATCCATAGAACGAACAACCGATTCTCTTTGAATTGGTACGGCCATATATTTATTACCATGGTAAACTATATCCTCATCACAGGCAGCTAAATAAATAGTCCCTGTTCTAAGTTCAATTGTATACAGCTCAATAAAAAATGTCTGTGCAGATTCTTTCATTTTCTTCATGCACACAGGTAACGTAATTGCCATTAGTATTCTTTCTCCTTGCACTGCACCAGAGAAATATCAGCTTCGTATGCTACGACTCCTGTTCCTCCAAAACCTCTTACCTCAGTAAACTGAATAGCACCATCTCCAAAGCGATATACATTTTTAGTTCCCTCGTATTCCCAGTAGAATGGTTCTAAACTTCCCTTGCGAGCAACTATAAATTTCTCCAAATAATCTTTATCTTCCTTTGTGCCATTCACTTTAAATGACACAGAAAGTCTAGGCATAACATATTTTCTTTGGAACTGTTGTATGCCATTTTCAAATTCAACTTTATTAATACCGAAGTCATATGACTTGGTTACATTTCCTCTAGGAATTATCTTTAATGTTTCCATTCTCCTTCTCCCTTCTATTAAAGGCCACTTGAAACCACGGTGTCCACCACTGCCTTGGATATAAGGTACTCAGAGAATCATCATAGCTCTCAGTAGTAAGCTGCGTAGACAATAGTTTTCCATAGCCAACATATACACCGAAGTGCATTTCAGAGTTAATCTTAAATATTACTACTGCTCCATACTTTAAATCCTCTGGATTCCATGCCAAATCAAAATGTTTAGGAAAGAACTTTCTAATCCTACTAACAGCAGTTTTCATCCAATCCTTATCTATAGGTAGATCATCATCAATATCAAGCCACCCATGCTCTCTATAGAAATACTTTACAAGACCAAGGCAGTCACAGCCATCCGCAGTATCTCCATTGAACTTGTATGGAATCCCTATGAACTTATTTATATTATCCATATCATCACCATGCTTTCATTTTCTATATATAATATTCCAGTGCACTCAAATTATTCCCGATAAAAAAATACGTGCCCCCTTGGAAGTACCAAGAGAGCACATAGCATAAACATACATTTTTAAGTTTTTAAGCAGGGTTTAAATTGGCTTGCTAGTGTTTATACCTAGAAGCCAATAACCCATGCTTAGAATCGCTCTGAGAGCTTATCTGAATCCCATGCGGTTCTGTCTACCAAGGATAGCCTGTACTGCCCTTGGATTTTCCTGCAAGGCTTTCAATACATCAGCACTGGAAGCCTGTGTATTCAGCACAATCATCTTACCGTCTCCACCAGACTGTCCCATGTTCTTCAACAGATTGTTCTGTTCAAGCATATGAGCGTTCTGTTCTCTAAGGAGTTTCTCGGTAGTAATGTTGTTACTATGAATATTAATGGCCCGCTTTGCTACCTGCTGGTTAATAGTCGGAACATAAGGAGTCGGATTGACAGGGCTACTAAGGCCACCACCGTCTGCATAGGCATTGAGATTATCAAGGGTATCATAACCTAGTGCCTTGGCTGACTTCTCATTAATGACATACTCACCATTGGACAGCATTACGAACTTGCCCTTGTTGGCAAGGTAAGCAAGGATTGAGTCGGAACGACCAGTGCCAGCTCCTTGGATTCTACCTGCGGCCTGAACACCGTTAGACATACTGCCACCAGTAGCAAAGGCACCGCCATTGGCTTTACCGAACCAGCCAAGTCCTATACCGGCCTGAGCCAATCCAAGAATACCTCCCAGCCAGTCACCGTTAGCAAAAGCATTTCCTATACCAGCAAGACCTACAGCCAACTGCATGGTATTGGAAGCATTTAGCTTGGTTGCATTAGTGTTCTTTAACTGGGCTTGAATGTCCTGCTTGGTAGTAGTATCGCTAAACCGAACAGTATTGCTTAGGTTATTCATTGCCGCTGTTGTCTTTTCATTGGATTTAATGCTCGCCATAGAAAAAGTATAGTCACTATTACGAGTTCTATTTACTCCATAGGAACTGCCAGTCGCACCAAACCTATCAAATGAATAACGCTGTTCGTTGCTAAGACTAGGATTATTGAATCTAGCAAAGGAATCCAATGACTGACCAACGGTCTGGCTTCCCCAGTTCGTTGTAGGCTGACTGAATGGGTCATGGTATGTTCCATTCATAACAGCGATAAGTCGTTCGATAGCTTCGTTCAAGCTGGTTATACCATTGGTGTTCATAGCAAGAGCATCATTATTCTCGCTCATCATTGCCGTAGCTGCATCCCGCTTGGCTTCTTCTTGGTTAGGCATACCAAGTCCTATCATTTGACCAAGAATAGATGGATTATCTACCTTCTGGCCGAACAACATTTTCCATGCATCCCTGCCAAGGTCAGTCCACATATCATGGAAGATGTCAGACAATGACTTATTATCAATAAAGAATTGCTCCGCAACAGACTCCAAGCCACTCATAATAGTATCATGGTATTTATCCATCGCTTCCTTAACCTTGTCAGCTTTCTCTTTGATTTCCTCATCGAGTTTCCATTGCTCTTCTTTGTTAAGGCTATACCATTCCTTTTGCTTCTTTATCTGAAGATTGGCCAAGTCTTTCATATCCTTTTCCAATTCAGCCGTTGCTTTGCGTATACCACCATTGTCTCCTGTCATGTCTTTCATTTTGTACTCATGTTCATTCATGGTAGACCGAATATTAAACATGGATTCCACAACTGCCTTCTGTTGCTTATTCCATTCAAGCTGTGCCTTCTGAGTTTCCTGTAACAGTTCCTTGTAAGTCTTAGTTCCTTTCGTGAATCTTGGAAGAATATCATTGAGAGCCTCATAAGAAACCTTTAGTTCATCCAGCTTCATACGCTGTTCATCAATGTCACGAATGGAAAGACCAAGTGAATAGGATTGGGAAGTATTACGCTGGGACACTTCCAACTTACGCTGTTCCACCTCGGCTTTGCTATTGCTGTACAAGTCCTTGTCCTTGTTCTCCTGAATCGTTACCGCTTCCTGTTGTAAGGCTTGTATCTTTTCCAGTCCTTTCAAAAGCGTACCATTTACCTCATCGAGATATTTTAAGGTCTGCTCATTGTCTTTAATGCCATCCTGTTTCATAAGATTGGATATAATAGTTTGCTTGCCCTGTATGTTTGCGTTCTTCCAGTCATCTTCATTAACACCAAGGTCAGCCAAAGTCTGACTGTAACCAACAGTGCCAGTGTTACGACTAGCAACTTCACGAACATACTCAGCAATGGAAGGAGCACCGTCTTGGGATGCTTCCCATGACCTGCCCCATACATCCGTAGGGGAACCATTAACCCAACGCTCTGCATTGCCAGCACCAGCATACCAAGCTACAGCAGCCCCATCAGCTCCATAAGCATTGTAATACTCAGAGAGTTTATGTCTGGCAACTATCTCCTGATTATTAGGAGTCATTGGGGCATCACTGGAAAGCCCTGCTTCACTTGCCCAGCCAGCCCAGTTATCTGGCATGATTTGATACTTACCGGTAGCACCAGAACTACTATTGACAGCTCCATAGTCACCGCCTGATTCTTGCCCAGCTATGGCATTGATAAACGAATCTACATCCTGAGTCGTAACAGAAGTTAATCTACTGGAATAAAGGTCATTGCCACTCTGTACTATGTGGTCAATATATTCCTTGGTAGCTCTACTATTTTCCTCCTGCTGTTTCTTGTACAGGTCATCTATTTTCATGGTTATTTCCTCGGAAGTACCATACTTCTCAGCATACTTTTTCAAGCTACTGATTTCATCAGTGTATTGCTGATTAATAGACTTATGCTTTCCCTCATAACCAGTTAAGGCAGGGTCATTGTATTCAGGATGACGGTAGCTGTTACCAGACTTAGAACCCTTGGACTTCTTAGGCTCCTCTGGGTAAGCTTCAATACCGCCACTAGGAGAGGACTGAGTTCCATCAGGATAATTATTATTGCTGGAATCCTTACTCCATATACTGCCCCAAGTAGTCATTATCTTTTGGGCTTTTTCATAGCCTTCAGAGAATATACTGTCGAACAGACTATCTACATCTTCTCCTTCGCTCTTTTCCCCCTCTGCTAAACTTGCCTTTAATGAATCTAAAGCATCTGCCTGTACTCTATACTGTCGAGCTATAAATTCATCATCCGTACCTTTTAGTTGTTCTGCAAGTTCCTTTACTCTTTTTTCTTGTTCTGCAATATCATTCCGCAAAGCATTATTATACCTATGTTGTAAATGATATTTCAATTTATAGTAACTGGTTTCAAAGCTTGCCAACCAACTTATATCATTAATTTTAGACTCAATATTTTCACGGAACGCTTTCTTATCTTCATCATAACTCTTAATTGCTTCTGCTGCTTTAGTTACCTGCGTTCTTGCTGTTTCAATGATAATCTGTTGAGTAGCTTTCATAGATTCTATTTTAGAGTTATTCTCACTAATTGCTACATTGGCTTCATTCTGAGCAGCTTCCATTACATTATCAGCAGTCCTAATTCTTTCAACTCCGCTCTCTCCAATATATGTTGTAAGCTGCTTTTCCGCTTCCATAATATCTTTAGTGAGGTCTTTTCTTTTTTCATCCGTAAGGTTGGCATCTTTACTGGCATTAATTAAAGCAGCATATGAAGTTGTTATTGCTCCAATAAATTCATTTCGCTGTTGATATATGCTAATTAATCTTGTTTGAGCCTCATATTCATCCATTGCTTTTTGGGTTGACTTGGTACTAACATCATCTAGTGCATTTGAATATTCCATAAGACGATATATAAGTTCACTTATTGTAACAACAACAATACCAATACCTGTCCGTAAAAGTAAACCTTGCATTGCGACTCTTATACCTGTCAGGCTTGCAACACCAGATGCTCCCAGTATTCTAAATGCCTGAGATAATCCCCTTATCTCAGTTGCAGCTACACCTGCTTTGGTAGCAGCGGCTCCAATTACTTCACCAGTAAATCTTCCCCACGAAACCATCGCAAGGTCAACAGCTTTGTTACAAGCATACATAGCAATAGCTATTTCAGTAACAGATGTAATAACAGTCCAAGAAGTAGAAGATAAGCTGTTAAGAAATTGAATTATCGTACTAATTCTATCAAGTAATTCTTTTATTGCTGATTGAACACCTCCATTTCCAGCACTTACCAACAATCCTGTCAGCTCGTCTTTCAAGGTTTGATATTTACGAGCAACAGTGTCCATCTGTTCCATTACCTGTCCTTCAGTAAATCCCTGTGAATTAATAGCAAGCTCCCAGTTCTTTACAATTTCTTTATAATCAGATAACATAGCTGCAACCTTTGACCACTGAAATTTACCACCAGAAATTTTCAACAATACCTTCTGAATATCCTTTTCAGAATACTTGGTTGCTACTGCAATATCTAAGATAACCTGTTGAATATCTCTAAAGGTTTCCTTGCCATCAGCTCCAACTTCTTTTATTTTTATACCTAGTTTAGACAGTTCCTTCTCTGCATCGGCAGAACGCAAAGAAGCGATAAAAGTTTTTAACATTGTACCAATTGCGGCACTATTGTTACTCATAAAAAAAGAGCCGCAATGCGACTCACTTTTATGGGCATGGTCATTTCTGCCATGCTCTCTAGCTTATATTGTAGGAATATACTAGAGGTCAGACTGTACATCCACCCATAGGAAAATCCATTAGGGGGCCATTTGCAGTCGTTCGAGTTTTCAGAGTTGTGATTATTTTTTTAATTACCTTATAGGACTCATTCCTAAAGATTTCTGTTCTTCTTTGTTTTCTAGGTTAGTATCCTTAATTACTTTGCCAATATCTTTTGTGTTAGATGCGGCATTAAGTTCATCATGGTCTATTGTAGTAGATTTGTTTTCTCTATTACCTTTTACAAAATAATCATACATTACTTTGTCTAGGGTATTTCGCTGAGACTGAGGTAATCTATTTGGATTATCCTGTCCGTTCTTCTTACAAAATTTCCAAAGAATAAGCATAAAAATATAAAAAGGAATACTACTTAACAATACTATAGCAGCCATTTTCATATCAATAATGGCAAAGAGACAAGTTAATAAAGTTTGCAAAACAACAAAAACTTTAATACAAGTTTTCGCCGTTTTTAATCCTGCTAATAAATACGCAGCCATAACAAAACACAAAATAAAAATAAAGCTAACATATGTTACTACTACAGTAAGAAATCCTTCAATCATTACATTTCACTCCAATGTTTTTGTTCCCATTGTGAATACTTTTCTATCATTACAAAGAACAGTACCCATATAACATCTCTTAAAGCAATGATACCAGCGGCAAAGAAATCTCCACCTACTAATGTACCAATAATAAAAATAAACGATACCAAAAAGGTAAACTTAAAATAATTGATTATCCCTGCTGGGCCAAAGAAAAACCCAACTACAATTATGGCTATAAATTCTAAGAATACCAACATGGTAATCACTCCTCTGACTTTACTACGGTCTTAACTATCCTACTAGCCTTTAACCGTTATTAAGGCTTTCCATCATGCCGTTTCCAACATGAAGGGGCTGATTTTGGTTAACCCCGATAACGCAGTGGAACGAGTTCCCTGTGCTATTAATGATGTTAAAAACTCAAAGTCCATACCGGCTTGGTGAGCAACAGCACCGCTTCGCTCTACACCAGCGGCCAAGTCCTGAGCAGATACACCTGCATTATGGGACAGCTTGGTATAGACATCTATAATACGATTAGAATAACTAAGAGCTTCAGCAGTTGTTTTAGCTTGCATACCAAACTGGAACATCGCAGCCTCTACGGCTTTGGTTGATTCCTCAACTGAGAAGTTATCTGCAACTGCTAGCTTTGCAGACTGAGCTGTTAGTAAGTTTACGGTATTTTGGTCTTTGTACATTCGACCCCACAACCTTGCGGACTCAATTGCTTCATTAACTCCAATACCATAGTCGGCAGCAGTGCCAATCATTTTTCGTGACTGTTCAGCCATTGCTGTATCTGCTTCCTCTTTTGTTCTCTTTTGGCCTTCTCCTATGCCATGCTGAATCTGTGGCATTACAGTTCTTAAATTAGCCATGCTCTCACCAACTTCAGTGATGACCTCACCTGTTTTTCTGAGAATATCATAGCTTTCATAGAATCCAAAGGCACCTGCAATCCAGCTCATTTTGCGACCAAAGCCTTTAGTCATGTCACCAAGACTAAGCATTTTTATCTGCTCCTGAACAGCCTTGGCTTCCTTCCTTGCACTCCTAAGTTCAGCGGTGGTATCAATGATATACTTTTTCAACCCTGTATTACCGGGTTCCCTCTTTAATTCAGTATACATCCTTTCCAGTGAAGCTGTCAAGGTGCTGACCTTATCATTTGCAGTAGTGAAGTATTGGTTTCTCCATGCCATAGCATTTTCTACCGCACGCTTGCTGTTGATTTCCTTGGCATTTGCATTTTCCATCGGAGCCTGACGAAGCTCTGGCTTGGAACCTCCCCCTGCCCACTCAGCGTTATCCCACTGTCTACGCAAAGCCTGAACCTTGCGATTGGCATTGTCTACATCCTTCTGCTGAATTTCAGTTCCAGAGCGAATGAGCTGGTTCTGCCTAGCAAGTTCCTGAGAATAAGCAAAGGCGATATTGGCAATAGCCTTCTGCTTATTGGCTCTTTCCTCGTCCAGCTTAATAAGTCTCTGTGCTTCAGCAACTTCGGCTCTATCAGCAACTTGCTTTGCCTTGGCAGCTTCCTGTTCAGTCTTAGCTTTTTCCTTTGCCTCAGCGGTGAGTCTCTTTGCCTGAGCTTCCTCTCTACCATTCGCCATAAGCATAGCTAACTTGTAGTCGCCATCGAATCCTCTCAGGTATTTATTATACCCTTCAATGCCACCAAAGATTCTTTCCCTAGAAGAACCAGAGCCATTCAGAGCATCCAGATTAGCAAGCAAGGCTTCTTCCTTGTCACTCTTTTTCATGTATGCCTTTTCAGACATCGGGTTCACACCATGTAAAGAATTAGCCCAATCAGCCTGTAGCTTACCTAATGCAGCTTCTACCTTCTGAACAGCAACCATCTGTTCATAGATAGCTTTGGAGGCAGCTTCAGCAGTCTTACGTTCCTGCTCATAGTATTGGTCAGCCAGTGACTTGTTACGGTTGTTTTGGTTGAGTCGTGCCTGTTCATTCTGGAACTGTTCTTTTACATTGAGAGCAGTAGTTCTATTACTGTACTCCTGCTTCTCTTTATTACGATTATCCCTAGCAATTACTATGTCTTTCAATAAAGCATCGTCCTCTGCTTGGGCTTGCTTTTCCTTCTGGACTCTCCTTGCCTGAGTCAATGTCATATTCTGACTAACAGCCTTGGCAAGTTCCTCCAACTTTTCACGTTCTTTGGCAAGGAAGTTCATTATCTTCTTATCAGGGAGCCATGCGTTAGCATCCTTTGGCTTTGTCTTGCCAAGAGCTGCCGCACTCTGCAATGTCTTAACAGCGGAGAGTCTCTGACCTACAGTGGCGTTACCCTTGTCTGTCTTGCCATTGGACAAAGGATGGTCATAGAGAAGCATTGCCATTTTGTTGTAATCAACGGTCTTGGCTTTCTTCTCCTTCTTTGGTTCTTCCTTGGCTTTTTCAAGGTCAGCAGCTACCTTCTTGGCTTCGGCAACCTTTGCGAACATATCCTTAACATTACTGTTAATATAAATCGTATGGTCTTTCAAGGAAGCCAGTTCCTTCTTTACGTGTTCAATGCCTGTATCAAACTGCTTATGGTCAGCCTTGATAGTAATTGTCTTACCATCAATGACCTGCTTATTGACTTCATTGAACTTCTTTACCTCAGCCGTGGCATCTGCAATGACGGCAGTGACTTTAATCTTGGTGGCATCGGACTTTTGAAGATTATCCAAAGCCTTCTTGGCTGCGGACAGCTTCTTCTTCAATGGTTCAATATCAGCATTGATTTCAGGTTTGAATCTCTTGGTAGCAATTGCTCTATCAAGAATACCCTTCATCTGCTTCAGCTTTTCATTGAACTTCTCAATGTCCAGCTTTAATGTCACAGGAATGTCCTTGGACTTCTCCTTGATAAAAGCAATGAGATTATCAACACGCTTCTTCAATCCTGCAATCTTTTTATTATCCAAGGTCACTCCAATGTCTAAGTCCTTGACTCCTGCCTTGGCAGTCATGGAAGCAGTCATTTCATTTATTGCAGTGGTGGTCTGCTTAATCTTCTCAGTAGACTCTCCGAAGTTAAGTTTGAATGACACAGGAATATCCTTGGTCTTTGCTTTGATAGACTCAACGAGCTTATCAATGCGAGTATTAAGAGCTGTAATTCTCTTATTATCCAAGCCCACACTAATGTTTACTTCCTTGCCCTTAGCTTGGCTATTCATGTTTGTCAACATTGCGTTCATTGCAGCAGTCATCTGTCTCATATCAACGCCACCCAATGCCTTCTCAATGTGACCACCAATGTCAGCCTTGGCAAGAGCACTTTCAAATCCCTTGCTAAAGTTATCGAAAGTTTTCTTGTTTACCAACTGCTGGTTCTTGGCCTGAGCACCTTGCAACATCTTCTTGGTAGCCTCATCTGCCTTGATAGCATCAATAGCTTTCCTTGCGTTTTCAAGGTGTGCAGTGAGCTGGCTCAGGATAGTCAGGATAGGAGCAACATCAGCTATGGTAAAAGTAATTGGTACTGGCTGTCTAATCTCAGCTATATCCTTCTTGATTCGCATGAGTTTTTCATCAGTAATAGCTATCTGATTCTGCTCAGTGTTAGTCAATCCCTGAGCCTTCTTGGACTTACCAGATTCAAGGTCAGCCTTTAATCTTTCAACCATTGACTTTGTACTACCCTTGGCAGCTTCATTGGCTTCAAAGCCTTTACCAGCTAAATCAGCTAGCTGCTTATTGGCTTCAGCAAGGTGCTGACTAAGAGCGGTAGCAGCTTCTTTCACTGCCCCTATCTTCTTAATGGCCTTGTCAGTTCCATCGGAATCATCAAGGTTTACCTGAATACCAACCTTATTAACTTCATCAATCTGTTTCCTAATATCAGCAAGGGCATCAATTATCTTCTTCTTGGTTTTGATATAAACCGCAGTCATGTCAATTTTAACCTCGGAGTTTTCCTTTAACTCTTTGAGAACACCTGCGATTTCCATTAACTGCTTGTGCAGTGTATCTATATTCGCTGTAATATCTAATTCAAGACTAGGGCCTTTCATTCAATCACGCTCCTTATCAACGCATACCAAGGAGAGCATGGATAGCATCGTCACCTTCAAGTGGCTTCTTGTCACCCTTAATCTCCCTCTCCATTGCTTCAGCATTTTCACTCATGCCCTGCAACAAATCTTCCATTTGATTTATCCTTAAATTGCCTATATCTTCCATTGTCATACTCGTGTTCTGAACAATGGAGGCAAATAAATTTCTCCATTCAGTCTTTTCCTTTACATCGCTTTTTTTTTAAACTGGGACATACCAATAAATATCTCAATGATTTCCTTGGCAAGCTTCATGTCCAGCCATTCCTCAATCTGTTCTCTAGTCTCACGATAGTCCAAGGCACACTCAATGATTTCCAAAAGGTCATCATGGAATCCATTGTTATAATCAATGTTACCATTTTTATCCTTGACTACCTCATCATCTTCCATGACAGGGGCAAACATATACATTGAGAGGAACTCAGGATTATACTTCTCAGTAAAGGAAGTTACAATCTGCATATCCTTGAATCGCACAGAGAACACCTTATGTCTCTTGTTATATCTGTCTACTACTGTCTCATACATTGAAATTGTATTCTGTTCCATATTGTCCTCCAAATAGATAAAAAATAAAAGGGAGAGCTTTCGCCCTCCCCTCATAATCAGCTAAGTTTGGTAATGGTAATCTTAGCGAAGTCATCCTTGCCATCGCCTGGGTCAAGAATCTTAACCGTCAGGGTTGGAGTGCTTGCAGAATCACGTGCGGTTTCAATAGCAAATTCACCATTGGAACGAGTTCTACGAGCGAAAATGTCAACCTGATAACGATTACCCTCTGCATCCTCAGATACAAACATCCAAGTGAAGCTAGCAACCTCTGGCATTGCGTTCTTCAACATTTCTGCACTGATAGCATTTTCCTCATCAGCATAGTAGTACACAATGTACTCACCCTCCTGAGCAGTAACATTGGCTCCAAACGCAACAGTACCAGTATCAGTAACAGAAATAACATCGTCACCAGCAGTAGTAGCCACATCAACATTAGAGCCATCAGGTGCAATCATAGCAATTACACTTACGCCAGTCAGGGCATCCTCAGAAATCTTAGTAGAATCCTTGGTAATAAACACACGATTGCAACGCTTGTTATTCTTAACAGTTACCTTGGAACCCTGTGCCATAGATAGCTGGGAAAGTTTAAAGTCAGCGTTCTGAATTTCAATGGAACCTTCCTTGCTAGAGATGTAGGTATACATAGGGAACAAAGAGTCACCTGCGTATACATCCTCAGTGCTGGTGGTAACATTGAGCTTCATGGACTGTGCAGTGGAGCACTCCAAAACCTTACCGCTTACGGTCTTAAATACACCCTTACCAATACCATGCAAGAGAATTGGGGTGTTTACAAAGTTAGACATATTAGCCATTAAACATCAATCCTTTCTTATGTGAATACTAATGGTCGGAACTCCAAGTGATACTTGTATACTGCATGAATACCACTCTGCTGTTGCCCTTCATTACGGACTCTTTCATCAAAATGGTTGTGCATCGTGTCTACGATTATTTTCCGTATCTCTGGCACTTCATTCCGCATAGCGGCATAAATGTCAATACACAAGTAACCTTGGTTCATAAAGTCATTCTCTGTTACCCATGCTTCACTAAAGTAAATAGTAATGAATGGTAACTTGTCGACTTCATATCCCTCGGCCATTACATCCTCTGTTCTTATCTTTATGGCATAGTCCTCATCATCGTCTATGCCTAGTAAATCCTTTAATTCTTCATTGGCCGTAAATAACGACCATAGTTCTTCAACGTAATCAAATGTGTTCATTTCAACGCATCCTCTAGGAACTTTGCCATGTCCTTAACTATTCCATTGCCAAAGGCTTTGTACACCTCATCGTCATTCCTTATCTTCCAATTAGCACCATCCAGTCTTTCAAGTTTATCAATATTAAACAATGGGCCAACTACAGGCTCGGCATTTCTTGCCAATGTATCGTCTTTAGTTGCGTACATTCCAGAACTAAACCCCTCAGTATTAAGTCCGTATTTGCCACCTAGGCCTGAACCAACATGAGTTCCAACTGGGTCATCTATATCATGGTATGTCCCTTTTCTTGTATAGATATAGGCAACATTCCATATAGGCGATTCCGCTTGCACTTTGCCACCCTTGGTGAACATCTTGTTCCTTTTATACTTACTTAATTTTCTTCCACTACTTAGAGCAGGGTTTTTCAAATATAGTTCTTTGAATACTTTAGAACGTAGGACTTCGGCGGTAATACCAATACCTCCATCTGACGAAGAATGGCCTTTACCAAATTCCATTGTCCACATTCTTTGTCCTGAAAAAGAAAACTTTAGAGATATACTTTTATTGGAAGATTTTATTTCATGAGAAGCTCTTGCATTTCCAGTATGTTCATCAGTGAATACCCAGTCTCCTACTAATTCTTCTTCCTTTTGCTGGGAATACTTTTGCAAACTATTGGCCGTATTTTTTAATTCAAATGAATTACTTCCTTGCATCTCGGCTCACCTGCATTACCCATACATCTCTGTACTTATCCTTGGCAATATTATCAATCTGGAAAATACCATCATCGCTTTTGATTCTCTGCATATCCTTGAATTTAGGATTAGGCTTAACATAGAATCTCTTAACAACATCAGGAAGGAAACCAGCATCATAGAACTTTACTCGTGCACTTTGGTCCTCACAGTAGGAAGGGATGTTCTCTGCAATGAGATTTTCCTTGATTCCTTTTCGTCTGTGCTTTTCATCGAGTTCATTAGTAAGTTCATAGATACTAATATGAGAGTTCACTCGTTTACCCTGCAAGGACACACAGTCGGCTCCAATCTGCTTGGCAACGATAATGAACTGGTCTGGGTTCTCATGGTCAATGCGAGTGATTAAATCTCCATTAATGAACTGTGTCCCCAATGGAAGCACAATGTTCTTATGGTCGGAGATAGTGTAGGGGTCTTGGGTTTTACCACGCCGCAGCATGAGTCCCTTTTCAATGAAGCCTCTGTCACAGCTAAGTCTTTCCAGCCTGTCGCTGTAAAATTCCAATACACTACTCACTGTATCTCCACTCCTCTCAGCATGACCTTGATTTCCTCAGTGAACACTCCTTCGTCTGAAAGAGTAACCTTAATGTCATAGTCGTCTCTCTGCTTCCAACGCATTACACCACCCATTTGCTTAATGTTACAAGCAAGGATTCCACAGGCTCGTTTGAGCTGCTCAGGAATCTCATTGTAACCAGAGTGATATGTTATGTTCAGGAAGCTAGGAACGTGTCTAAACATGAGTTCCCTTGGCATATAGAAGGAAAAATACAGGGAGTGATTATCATCAAACTCAATGCAATCGACTGGCAGCTCAATCTTCTGCTCCCCAAAGATACACCGTGTTTTAGCGGTTATCTTATCTATGCAAATTCTAGGGAAGTGCAAGAGCTTTCCCCTGTACTCATCTCGCTTCTTCTTTAGCTCCACTCTCTCAACGTACTGCTTAGGCAGGAAAGAAATCCCTTTGTAAGCATCAATGAGAGTGGTGGCTGCCTCTACGTGCTCCATAGTTACACCAGTAACCAATCCGCAATACAGTGGTATTTCCTTTTCTGTAATATAACTCATACAATAAAGTCCTTTACCTCATCCTTGTTTACTGCTTTAATCTTGCCATCTTCAATGGGAATCAGGCGACTGCCTACCATAATATAAGAGTAGTCCTTGAACTGGTCACGAACTGTATATTCAGTAGTAACAGTAACCTTTTCCTCTGCTGGCTCTGCTTTCTTTTTTACTGCCATTCTCATTCTCCTTTAAATAGAAAGGAGGGCTAATGCCCTCCATAGTCTACAAACTAACTCACGCCTCGGTGTAGGTCATAATGAAATGAGCACCAGTGTGAGCACCATGAACAATGTAATTTGCAAAGTCCATAACGAACTTATCAGTCAGCAAACGGTCATTTGCCAGCGGAGTCTCAGGATTTGCAATCTCATAAGTAACAGGGCCATCATTGAACATATAAATCTTGTCAATCATGGAGCTGTTCAGTGCCACAATCTTATGCTCCATCTTAGAATCATCATTAGCGGCTGGCTTAATGTATGGAGTCAAAACGATTGGCAGCTTGCCCATTGGAGTCAGGAAAGCTGGAACACTGATGCCCGGTACTACCTCGGTATCAATCTGCTTAACATAACCGTTACGAGCCTGCTCCTGCTTCAAGATAATGTCGTAGGTTGCAGGGTTCATGCAGATAACATCAGGGTAATTAGTGTAATCAAGACGAGCCATCAGAGAGGTAATCTTGGTTACGAGGGAATCAGCAATGTTGGCACCAGCCGTAATTGCAGTCTTGTCAGTAATCTGGGAAAGTACACCACAGTAAACAAGGTCAGTCGCAGCGGAGCCATCCAGCTTACCAGTACCATTCCAGAAGTCATTAGCGGTCTTACGAGCGAAGTCAACGAACATATCATTGTAGTCCTTGGCAACCAAGTCCTCAAATGCACCGTAACGCTCCTCCAGCTTTCTGTCCATGAAGTCATAACGAATACCAGTTACATAGCATCTTGCAAATGCCTGTTTCCAGTTATCACGGTCATAAGCATCCTTCAGGGTAGTTGGGCGATAGGAAGGATTGTCAACAGTACCAAAGCCCTTGCGTGGGTCAATGGCAGTGGTGTTCTCAGGAATTGCCTTCTGCTCATTCCATACATGAGGATAGCCAAGTGCTTCCACATGGTTGAACTTCATATCAATCACAAAGTCACGCTTCAAATAATCATGAAGCACATGGTCATAATCACCGATAATCAGAGTATGCCCCTGATTCTCTACGGTAATTGGATTAGTAGCTGCTCTATATAACTTTCTTGCCATTATTATCATCAACCTTTCATGCTAGTCTTAGCTCTTGCAATAGCCTTCAGCTTATCCAGTGGTGCCATTGCAGATGCATTAATCTTCTCAATCTCTGCCTTCAGCTTGGACTCCTTGTCGTCCCCCACGTTAGGGTTAGGAGCTGCACTGCCTACAGCAGTTGGGGTAGGAATATCCTGTGCCATAACAGAAGCCTTCAGCTTTTCAATCTCTGCCTTCAACTCAGCAATCTCATCTGCGGACTCATCAACTGGCTCTGCTGGTGCTGGCTCATTTACTGGCTCTGCTGGCTCTGGCTCAACAGTATCAGCCTGTGCCTGAACCTGTGCCTCAGCAGCCCTTACAAGTTCATCCTGCTTTGTAACAATACTATCAATAGAAGCCTGTAACTTCTCCATTGGCTCTTTCAAGGAAGCTGCAATCTGCTCCTCAATAAACTTTTTCATTTCTTCATTCATGTTCTTATCACTCCTACTAGCTGCAATCTTTTCAATAAAGGTCTGGGAGAACGCCGCCGAGGAACTCCACAGCATGGCACAACCAACACCTTCAAACTCATCAATGAACTGTACATTGGCCTTATCATCGTTATGTGTTACCGTTGAGTAGAACTCAACGCTAAAGCCAAGCGAATCCATTGCACTAATGGTTAGTTCAGCAAGGGCTGGGTTCATGTCCTTCCAAAGAACAATCTCTGCCATCAGGTTATCTTCCTTCTGCTTTACCTTTCGGAGATAACCAACAACGGTATTACCATGCCCAGAAAATGCTTCATAGCCTTCACACCACCAATCATTTGGTGCGATGACATTCAGTGGCATACCCTCGAATGACTTAGCACACTTGTCAACGGACTCCTGTGTAAAACAAACGAGTGCACCATCGGCCCCGCATGGAGAACCAGTGGAAGGAACTCCTACCTTTGTAATACAACCATTAATAATCATCTTATTTGCTTCCTTGGAAATACTTACGTTTTCTAGGGAAGCCTTTATTTTTTCCTTATCCAAAAACTCTCACCTCACTTCTCCCTATCTTTACTGGTGTCCTTAACATCACCAACTCCATTGAATCCCCCAGCCACACCATTATCTACATTGATAAGCGTAGTCTTTTCAGGAGAAGTAACATCGGCATACTTGCTATCACTGTGTTCATAGCCCATCATGCTTCTGAACTCATTTTCAGTAATAACGCCACGGTAATATTCATCGACCAGTCTCTTTGACTTCGCTGTTTTCTGTTGCTCGGATTCTTCATAAAGCAATCTGAATCTCAGCAGCCCACCCCAGCCAAGGGCATTGATAACATAGTTGTTAATCAAGTCCTCATACATGGAAGCATATGGCTTAATCAATTCCTGAACCACAGCGTTCTCTTGGTCTTGACCAGTGCTGCGGTCGTTAGCAATCATAAGACCGAGCTTCTCAGGTGGAAGTCCAAAGGCAAGTCCAACAATGGTCGTCAACTTATCCTGCCAGTTCAAATAACTAAGCTCATTCAGGCCAGAGCGAATCTGCTTGGTTTCAATCTCAGTGCCATTAAGAATTGGGATTTTCCCAGTGCCCTCAATTTCTTCATTGAAATACTGCACAAATCTCTCTCGCTCATCATTGCTTATGTCCTTTAAACCAATGAGATAATCAGCGGTGCCATTGGTTGCCTTGGAATTACTCTGCTCTACAGCGGATAGGTAATAGTCAATATACTTATATGCCACCATGACTGGGGATAATCCATAAGGCTGGTATGTAAAATACTCTCTTTGCAAATAAGCTATGTCCTTTGCAGTGAAGTATTTCATACCTGACTCCTGCTGTTGGCAGTACCTTGGTGCCTTCGGGTCATCGTAAGCATATGGTGTGAGGTGTCTAATAGTAGAGCCATCGACTGGATATAAATAAAGAGGGTGCTTGGAGTCTGTACTCTTAGCAACCTCTACTACCATTGCATCCAATACTAATGCATCGTCCACCAGTCGCTTAACAAAGGACTGTCGGGAGTCAATTACATTTGGACTCTCTATTATATTTTTCAAAGCAGCAATCTGTTTAGTGCACTTGCCACGACCACCGATTACTTCAATGCGATAGTCCTGCATTGCTAATGCATCCTGCACCAAGCTGATTGCTCTGCGTACAATAGGCTCTCGTGAGAAATTCCTGAGCTGCTTCACAGTAGGATTCCTTGGGAGAACCGACTTAGTCTTTACGTTTCTTGGCAACCTGAAACCATAATGGTCTGTTGGAAGCAATACACTAGACGGTATTTTACTTGCAAAATATTTCTTTACTTTCTCAAACAACTTCTCACCTCCTGCCTAACAGTGCTTGTCTTATAAAATGAAATGGCTGATTCTCTTTTCGCTTGGTATTTACACCTGTACTGCCAAAGCCAAAGCTATGAGTAGTATTACCAAGCAACTGCTTAAATGCCATCTCAACGGCATCAGGGCCATCATCGTGAACCTTTGGGTAATTCTTGAATTGACTCAGAAGAATCCGTTGACCAGCATGGAATTTGATGTAGCCATTCTTTACATATGGAACAAGGGCTTCTATTCGCCCTGCCTTGCTATCCCCTGCCTTGTGGTACACTTCCACCCAGTCAAGGTATATCCCTGCGTTGACCATATCTCTCTGCAAGGTACTAGAGAAGAACGCTTGCATTTGATTGGTTTCAACGACTATCTGTGGTTTGTATTTGTAATACTTCCTAATAATCTCTTTTGCATCTTCAATGATTCTATCAGGCTTACGCTTTTGAATATCAGCTTCAAGAACATAGAACAGATTATCTTTACCTTTGCCCATCACAACGATAACGCTATAGTCGCTCACTCGCCTCGAAGCAATGGCAGGGTCAATTGCCATGCAGACTTCCTTGATTTCAGGCAGGTCTACATACATATTGTTTTCAAGCCACTCAGTTTTAAATACTCTGGTACTCTCTGTCTGTGGGTCGTTCTGGTACTCAGAAGCAAAGCCTTCCTCACTGGCTATCCTACGCTCCATCAGATGCTTGTACATATTAGGCCGCTGGGCTTCCCAGAGTACCTTGGTTCCTTCAAGCATCGCTTCCTTGTGTTCCTCATAGAACTTATTGGCATCCGCATAGGCTTGGTCGCCACGTTCAGGGTCAGTCATTATTTCTTCCCATTCAGCCCAAAGAGGACTCGTTGAAAATTCAATGACTGCTTGGAACATCTTTCGGTTCCACATACTGTAAGAACCATTCTTTAGCATATGGTACAGCAGACTCTCATAAGAGAGAACTGTGCCAATATAGATATAGCTTGCAGTCGGGCTACCCATTGGCATTGCATCGGAGTTGAACCATCGCTCCAATGATTCTGTCTGGGATACACTATCGACTTGCTCAGGTGTCTCCAAGTCATCGAAGATTACTGTATCAGGTCTGGTGCCATTGAAGTTCAATCCTCGAAGCTGAGTCCCAGCAGATTTGCAAGTTATATATACTTTGTTAAGCGTAAGGATTTCCGTGTTGTTCCAAATGGAATCACTCTTTAAGTCACCAAAGTCCTCACGTATTCTTGCATTAAATTCCAATTCATTGCGAATATTTACAAGGAATTGTTTTGCAACCGTAGAAGTTGCAGAGACGATTACAATAAACTTTTTATAGTTATAGCAGGTAAGCCATAACGGATATGCAAAGGAACACAATGTACTCTTAGCATGACCACGAGGAGCTGCAAGGCAATCCCTTGTCTCCTCATTGGAATGTTCCAATGTTATGTCCTCCAGCTTTGCAATCGTCCAGTCATGGAAGTCATGTGACCAAGGACTAGGAAAAGACTCAGCAAGATAATGTTCGCAAAAGAGTTTAAAGTCAGTAGCACAGCGTTCCTTGAAGGAACCAGAATCAGAATCCTTGCGGAGTCTGTTTCCGAATATCTCTTTCATTACATCTGCCATTTACTCACCTTGTCTTATACTTGAACATTTCCTTCTTTGCTTCCCTAGAGTCGTCTCTGTCTTTACAATATCTGCGAAGGTCTTTACCTTTCTTTACATGGTTAAGCCTACGCTCCTTCTCCTTCAGGCTCATGTGATAGAAGGGGTAACGGTCAATTTCTTGACAATAGACTTTACTACTTCCATATCATCATCGCAAAGTGTAGCAGATTCAGAATCCTTCTCAGCCTGTTTGCGAATGTAATTCAATTCAAGGGAAGTAAGCTCATCATTGTAATCCTCGGACTTGACTACGACATCTCTTGGGGTTGTCAGCTTGTGCCATGCTCCATCAACATAGAACTCCTTGACCTGAACAGTGAACTCGCCTGTCCCTGTGGCAGACACAACGCCAGTCAGTTTTACTTCATCATTTGCATTAATCATTTTGATTTCTCCTTAAACATTAGTCGGGGCAATCTTCTTCAATGTCTCACAAAGGATTGGGTCATCCCGAAGAACCTTTTTCAAGTCCTCGTATTCATCAGGACTCATGCGGACACTAAGGACTGCCATTATCATTTCCATAGCCTTGGCTACGGTTTCATACTTATATACCTTTTCCTGCATCTCTCCTATGCTGGTTGATAGTACCTGTATGCGTAACCCTATTCTGTCCAGAGAACTAACAAGCTGTCCTATCTCTGACATCTTTACTGACATAGGGTCTTTATTAATTTCATCCAATCGAAGCTGCAATGTATCCAATGTGGTCTGCATGGTTTTCAATAGCTGACAATTCACATTGTATGTATTAACAGTCTCGAACTCACTGGTAGCTTCTATGGTGCCACCCAAGCCATGATTGGTGCACCACCGAACAATACTGTTGTAAGACAATACATAGCCATTGGGTATCAGATTCTTGCTATTGATATAATCAGCAATCGCTCTGTAGCTCTGGCCCTTCAATCGCATTTCCTTGACAACGCTTGTCAGATTGTATACATCCACTAGGCTTACCCCTGCTCTTTCAAGGTGTGGACTTGTAACACTTCCGTACCTTGGAGACAGTGGTTTAGGATTCTTATTCGCCATGTCTTTCATTCTCCTTTCATTTGGTATGACATAGAGTAATCAGCATTTCCATGAATACCTAGTATATACATGGAATACTATGTCTATCTATGTATGACACAAACTACCACTCATATTCCATGTTTATAATTCATGGTTTATCAGTAGCAGTTTGTGTAATACATAGAACATCATAGCCTTGATTGTTTATCAAGGGTAACGTATATCATAGCTTAAAGTTCCTTCGGAACTTACTTGCCTTACGGCAAGTTATTTGTTTTATCATGGAGTGATTTGAGTTGCTTAGTATATCTCTGTTATACCAATGCTTCATAGTATATCCATGTCACTCATTGCTACTCACTGAAAAGCTATGACATATAAATCATAGTTATACAGTGAATACCAATGAAAGACATAGAAAACTATGTAATACATTGAGTAAGAGAATACTATGCTTTATTACTCCTTATAAACCTTAGTCTCTATGTCTACATGGTATTAGCAAGGAATACATAATTCCTTATGGAATACCATGACTACATAGTCATACAAGGTATCAAGGATAAAACACTAAGTTCTCAATGAACTCTTTGAAAACCATTGTCATTCAATGTTAATACAATGAACCCCCTGTAGTCCCCCACAAAGGGAAACGCTTACAGGGTAGACGAAGCCTCATTCCTTACTTCTCTTTTCTTTTTACTCTGTTGACAATCCAATGAGTAAAAAAAGAAGTAAGTTCTTCCCACTACTATCTAGGTACTTCATGGGCGGCATACAAAGAACAAATATATGATATGGGTAAGATTCGCAAGTCAATGAATAATCACTGACTGGGAAATGCAAAACTAACGAGTCACCAAGTTGTCCCCATCTCAATTACATTTTTCTTCTCAGCCCTTTAGCAAGAGAAAAGAAAAAGAGGTGTAGGCTCAATTAAGAACCTACAATTGGTTTTCTATATATAATAGAGATAGAGCACCTAATCATTCCAATTTCAGGAAATTTTTTTTAGATATTTTTAAAAATGAAACTTTAGTCCCATATTTTATTTTTCATAGAACTTCATATCCAAAAACTTGTTTCGCATTGGTATATAACCTTGCACCCCTTGGTACTTCTGGGGTTGCAGGGTTTTTCTTTTGTTTTCCATTATTATACCTATGTGTTTGAGGGGTAGACTACTGTTATTTGCCATTGAGAGCCACGCTAAGGCATGGTTATTTCTTTTGATACATAAGTGGTAGAGCTATGCTTTTTCATCGCTCACACAGCTTCTCATTGAGTCACTTTGATAGAACATGGACAGCAGTTTACTGTACAAGGACAGGGTATTCTATGCTGCTTCCTTGAAGTTACCTTGAAGTGATTTTGAAGTTACTTTGAAGCACTTCAATATGAATTGGTTATGGCTTGGAAATAACAAAAGTTGAAAATGTCATGCATGGGATATGTGAGCTATACCGCCCCATAAAAAATTTTCTTACCCCGAATTGGTGTACTTTTTTACACCTATGTTCTGGCTATTCTGGAGCAATGTTCTGGGAAGCCTTGCGGTGCCTGCTTTCCCTTGATTTTGTTGGCTTTACGGCCATAAAGCAAGGCAAGGTTTTCGACCGTTTCCCACTAATGAATTAACGCGTATGTGCAAGGTGGTTTAAATGAGAAGCCTTTTCAGTTAGATTTGTTGGCTTTTTTTCTAAAATGCAAGCAGGGGGATTTTCCGTGGTACAACATAGGTGTCAACAGCGACAGGGCGAAAGCCAAGGAGCTAGTTGGCAAGTTCCTTGAAAATAATTGAATTTACCAAAGGGAAAACTTTCCCTAAGTTAGCCGTTGTGTCGGTGAGAAAAGGAAAGTCGTACTAGAGGTATTGTATCCGCATTTAGCAATGTGCACTTGCGTGTACTAGATTATTTCTGTACCTTGAAAATTTCATAGTCCTCCAGCCGTGTGATACGGGTGACTTGTATAGTACATTGTGCTGTACAGGTGTGCATACTAGGTCGAGCGTGAAAAAACTGCGACCAATAGGAACTGGCGGTGGATACCTTGCAGGTGTCTTGTGGGGGATATAGTCACTAAAAGGCTACGCAAAGAGGTGTCTTTGCGTTACAAAAAAACACACATTCCTGCTACCATGCTATTCTATGATAAAAAGGAGATGGTTATTGCTTATGCCACTGAAAGACACTGTTTTTCGGTGGCATTGTCGATAATACATCAAAATTTCTAGGAGGTAATTTTTATGTTTAGACTATTTACTATTAAGTTTTCTGACGGTGCCTATACCGCTGATGTGTACAAACCATACGAGGGCGGGTTCTCTTCCGTCCTTGTAGATGTCAAGAACGACAAGGGGCGTTGCATTGTGCCCTTTGAGATAATACCTAATGCAGACTTTGCCAAGAGTCTGTTCAAGGTTACTGCCAGCGGTAATGTCATGGTTAAGACACATACCCTCAAGAGGGTGTTGTCTGACTATATGGCCTGCTATAAGTCTGTACAGGCTAAGAATCTGGCCAATGAGTTCAGATACTCTGTTCGCCCTTGGAGCAAGACCAAGGGTGGTATTATCGGATACTTGAAATAATACCACTACTCTACCCTGTTTACCCTGCCCTATGTAACCAATGCATAGGGCTTTTATTATACTTAAAAAAGTAAGGAGAAAAGAACCATGAAAACTGTAAGAATTGCAAGAAGAGTATTCGAGTTACCAGATGAGGTCGCCAACCTTGTAGATGCTGGCCAAGTGTCAGAGTATGACGGGTTCTTTGTTGACGATAGGACTGGAGAAGTCCTCTGGGATTCCGAGCGTGAACGCTGTATGCCCCTGCCTAATCATGGCGAGGCCATTGTTAGGAAAAGTGGTTGCATTACTATCAACGGTGTTGATATGTGGTTAAGTGAGGGATTTTTCTTTGAAACCAGACTTGGCGGAAGAATCATGCAGGCTATTTGTGACTTTGTTGACTATTATGAAGATTAGGAGGAGGAATAACCATGTTTACAAGTAAATTTATGAGAGATAAAATGCGTGACTCTGTCAAGGGAATGACCATTTCCCAGCTTTGCAGAGTTATGAAGATTAGCGGTATCAATTCCGATTCTTTGACCGTATCCCAGATTGCAGAGGTCGTAACCTCTGACGAATACCTAGAGACTTTAATGAAAGTCATCCATGCGGGCGATGATGAGAAAAGCGGGATTAGTTTTTTTAGCTTGGAAGTGGTAGATGATATTTATGTAGATATTTTCTGTGACTACAATGCAGAACGCTTGGATGATAATGTTATCCGCTTGATAATGCAGATTGCAGAGTCCGGGTATCTCAAGCCTCTCCAAACGATTTGTGACGACTTTAATATCGCCATTAGCGTTTGGTAAAAGGAAATTTTTAGGCATTACGAGGGCAGGTATAGAAATGTACCTGTCTTTTCTAATGCTTGAAAGGCGAGGTCATCGACCTGCCACCTGCAAGGGTAGGCACATGGCTTATCGTTAGCCGTATCGTTGCCAGTGCCCTGCCAGAACGGCAAGACTTGCTGATTCCTGGGCCACTCGTTCGGGATGACAATGGTAAGGTCATTGGATGCCGTGGTTTATCAGTGCTGTAAAAAAGGAAAATAGGAGGGTAAGAAAATGAAAAAATATCCGTATTACGTAACAGCTACAGACACCTTTATGTCTGGCTGGGGATGTGCCAAGGGCAAGATTAATAAAGTTGTCATCGGTTGTGACAATTGGGCTGAGGTTAGGATTGTAAAGCGTGCCTTGTGTGAGCGTGACGAGATGAAGTATGTCAATGTCACAACCAACCCAAGGTATTCTCCAAGCAGATACCTTGTAAGTTGGTATCGCTACAATGCCAACGCAAGGTTTAAGTTCAGCCAGTAATATCAGTCAGTAAGAAAATGAAAAATATAGCCCTGCATGGGAATGTGCAGGGCTTTTTCTATGCCTAAAAGAGGAGGAAAATGAAAATGACTTTTGTAAAATATAGGGAAAGCAAAGAAGAACAGTTAGAACGGCAGATTAAAGAGGCTTTGTCTGCCTATTACAGATACGCTGAGGGCGGCGATAGACTCAATGAAATAAAAAATGTCTCTGATGAGTTCGTAGAGCGACTTGCCAAGGATGCCGCTGAGAACAAGGAATCACTAAGAGTCATGATGAGAAAGTCCCCAGCGTGGGACGAAGGGCTGGATGCGTGGGTGATAAACGGCAATAGAACCCACGAGCCAGACTATGAGAAAATAGAAACTTGGATTAGAGAGCTTTTTTGGCCAATTATGCATAAAAAGCTGGGACACGACTTTGATTTTATTCTTTCCGATAGCTGGTGGGCAATCTTAATGTTTTTTAGTTCTAACTTTGAAAAAAAGAAAGCAAGAGTAGTAGAATCACTCAATAGTATAGATAAGAAAATCTATGCCGAGGGCAAAAAAAAATCAAAGGTTCTCCGTGCTTTATTGGTTCATTATGGACTGTGGGACGATACGGCTGGCAGTGATTGCCAGAAATACTTTGCACTCATAGCAGATGAGCTGAATGCAAAGAAAATCAACTATAAGCTCTATGTAAGTATTAATCCAGCTCATATATTAACCATGTCGAACCCTTACTGTGACAGCAGAGGGGCAATGATGGTGAGCTGCCATTCATTGAATAGCGAATACAAATATAAGAACGGCTGTATTGGCTATGCTAGGGATTGCATATCCTTTATTGTCTTTACTGTAAAAGACGATGAGGACATGGACAATCTGTACACAAGAAAAACATCGAGACAGATGTTCTTCTATAAGCCAGAATCAGGCGTTCTATTGCAGAGTAGAATGTACAAGACAATGGGAAGCAATGGGGCTTCCTATGGTGGCGTTAATGGTTACGATGAACTATCTACAGAGTATCGCCACTTAATTCAAAAGGAAATAGCCTACTGTGAGGGCGTTCCCAACCTCTGGGAAAAGCCAAGGAAATATGTGGACAATGAATTGAATATTAAATTCAATTCACATTATGGCTTTGGTGGCTATGAGGATTGGATTTATCGCGATTTTTCTCCTATTCTTTCAGTTCGTAAAGACTGGGATAAGGAAAAGACAAGTTTTGTCATAGGCGATTTTGGTCTATGCTTTAGTTGTGGCGGTAAGTGTGACAAGAGTATTCTTTGTGACGATTGTGACAGTGAAAATAGATGTGATGACTGTGAAGAACATTACAATCGCGATGACTTATTCACTGTCTATGACTACTATGGAAACGTACGTAGAGTTTGCAGGAGTTGCCTTGATGATACATACAGACAGTGTATCGAGTGTGCGGACTTTTATGATATGGATGATATGACATGGCTGGAAAACAGCGATGAATATGTTTGTCGTGATTGCCGTGACAGGTATTACACAAGATGTGACGAATGTGGTCAGTATGTTGGAGATTCCGATATTGAGTCAGCTATTGACAGTGACGGTTTTAGCATAGATATTTGTGAGGACTGCTGTAATGATAACTATCATTGGGATGATGATAGAGAAACATTCGTTAGCGATAAATTCAAGGAAGATGACGAAGAAAATAAGGAGGAAGAATAATGGAAATTAAGGAAATAGTAAAGCTCACACAGGCAAAACTGTACAAGAACCTCATGGCAAGATTTGGAAGTATTAAGAATAGAAATATCTGGTACTTCGATAAAAATTTCTTGCTGGTACAAGGCTCCTCCCCTGTCTTGCTTGTTGCTCACCTTGATACGGTTCATAAAGAGCCTGTCAAGGATATTTGTATGTCAGTGGATGGAAACATTGTCATGAGTCCACAAGGTATAGGTGGCGATGATAGATGTGGAGTAATGGCATTGTGTAATACATTTGATTCAGTGTCAGAAAAGGAAAAGCCTTGGCTCCTCTTTACCTGTGATGAGGAAATTGGCTGTATAGGTGCAAGGAAATTTGCCTCGCTTTACACAAAGAAAAACAGAAGCAAACTCCCAGACCTCTCCCCTATTAAGCTCATTATAGAGGTCGATAGAAAAGGCTCTCACGATGCCGTATTCTACGACTGCGACAATAAAGACTTTGAAAAGTACATTGTCAGCAAGGGATTTAAAACTGAATATGGAAGCTATTCAGATATATGTGACATAGCTCCAGTAATAGGATGTGCCGCTGTGAATCTCTCTAGTGGGTATTATAATGCCCACACTCAGCATGAGTATGTAAATCTGAAAGAGTTGAAGTGGACGACCGATAAGATAATAGAAATTGTAAAGGAGTCCCCTGCCCTGCCTAAGTATGAATGGATTGAGGTAGAGTATATTCCAACTACTCCCTATAATACTTACGGTGCCTATGGCTCTTATGATTCCTATGATTACCAGGATTATTATGATTATTATTCCAGTAAGATTCAGAGAAAAGTATCCAAGGATAACTTGGATATTTATTGCGATGCCGTTGATATTCTGGGGCAAAAGGAAGTTGATAACTTTATTCAAAAAGGATTGGATAAAGGTGATAATATTGATTACCTTGTCATGGAAGTGTATAACAAGGCAATTCACTTTTTAAACGAGGGAGATGAAGAAGAATGGAAGTAAAAGTATTAACAAAAGACTTACGGATTGTGTTTCCTATGAATGGTAAGGAACCATACTACACATACAAGAAGAAGCGGTTCCCTGTTTACCAGACACAGGCAAGGATGTTCCGTGCCTTTAGAGAGGAGTCTGGCAATGGGTATTCCATTAAAGACTTCGAACATGAAATAGCGTTCTTCCCAGAATCCATTGCTGATTACCTTAGTTATGAAATGGGATTGGATGAGGAGAATAACAAAAATACAAGGTTCTGCTTGGTCATGACATTTGCTGTCATGGCTTTTGTTTTGTTCACTGTATCATAAGGGGGTAAGAAAATGGCTTTTGTAAAATATCGAGAGACAAAGGTAGAACAATTGCAAAGGCAGATAAAGGAAGCATTGACTGCCTATGTTAGCCATACAGAGGAAGGAAATGACTTAGAGACAATTGCAACGCCGTCTAATTATTTCTTAAAAAAACTAGCCAAGGATGCTGTTAAGAGCAAATCTTCGCTAAGGAATATGATGAGAAAGTCCCCAGCATGGGACGAAGGGCTGGATGCGTGGGTGATAAATGGCAATAGAACCCACGAGCCAGACTTCGAGGCGATAGATAAATGGCTTGAAGAATTGTTTGGGCCAGTCTTATATGATGGCAAGGGAACTATTAGTTCGGATGATTGGTGGGCATTTATCATTTGTCTTAGAGATGACTTTGACAATATTGATTACAACTATAAAAAGGAAGCTATTAAGATTCTCAATGATATAGATAAGAGAATCTATGCCAAGGGGAAAAGAAAAGCTAGGATTGTTCGCTCCATGTTGATTCATTATGGACTGTGGGATGAGACAGCTCACAGCGATTGTCAGAAGTTCTTTGCATTAATTGCAGACGAACTAATTGCAAAGAAAATCAACTATAAATTATATGTGAGTATTAACCCAGCTCACATGATAACTATGAGTAATCCTAAGTTTGACGACAGAGGGCCTATGCTGGTGAGCTGCCATTCATTGAATAGCAAATACAGTTATAAGAACGGCTGTGTTGGCTATGCTAGAGATGGAATATCTATCATTGCTTTCACTGTGAAAGACGATGATGAGGATATTGATAATTTATATACTAGAAAAACATCAAGACAGATGTTCTTCTATAAACCAGAGTCATGCATACTTCTACAAAGTAGAATGTATAAAGCAGTTGGAAGCAAAGGCAGTGAATATGGCGGTATAAATGGCTATGATGAGCTATCTACTGAGTATCGCCGTTTAATTCAAAAGGAAATATCCTACTGCGAGGGCGTTCCTAACCTCTGGGAAAAACCTATGGATTATGACTATGCTCTAAGTGATGTGGACATTAGGTTCTTAACAGGTCATGGCTTTGGTGGCTATGAGGATTGGAATTGCATTGAGTATTGCCCGATTCTTTCGATTCGCAAAGATTGGGATGGTGACTTTGAAAGATTTACCATAGGCGATTATGGTCTATGCTTTAGTTGTGGCGAGGAAATAAAGGAGGGTATTTTATGTTCTGAGTGCAACGATACAAAAATGTGTGCAAGAAGAAAAAATTAGGCAGAGTCATAGCCTTGCATGGAAATTCTATGCAAGGTTTTATTGTGCTTAATTTTAAGCATATGAATTACATTTGTCTTTCCCAGAAATACAGCTCTGGTGAGCAACAATGTTTTTCAAACTGTGTTAGCCTAGTCTAAGGACTAGAAAAGGAAATGAAAATAAAAGGAGGACGATTATTTATGAAAAAGTTTATGGAAAGCGACCACAATGTTCTGCGTGACAAGGCTGTGGAAATTGCTATTGAGAGACACGATGAGGATTTGATTGACTTCTTGAAAGGGAGCAATGTAAAAATCTTTACTGACCTTTACGATGCCGTTGAGGAGCTTGGCCTGTCTGGGGAAAACCTTTTCTTAGCCGGTACATGTTCCCGTAATTGCAATCCATCTGATAGGTTTTTCAGCGTTGACTCAGATGAAAGTATAATTGAGAGTGCTAATGGTATCACTGACCTTGTTAGTAGACAGGATTTAGAACAGGAGTTGCGAGAGGAGTTTCATCTTAATCCTACTAATAAAATCTTTGAATGTATTGAGGGAAGTGGTGTTACTCATTTAGATACCACAGATGTTCGTATAAGAATCGTTCATACAGAAGATAGTTTATTCACAATGGAAATTTGCAGAGCCTTTGCAGTGCTTGCTTTTTGTGGTGAGAATATGGCTTTCAATGAATTAGCAAAATATCTTAGCATTAATGTTTATGCTGAGTGGGAAAGCTGATGGGGGGGATAAAATGTCAAGCAGTGCAGTAATTGTATGGGTAGATAAAAAGGGCGATGACTGGTCTAATAACATTGGTATCTACCTGCATGACGGTGGCTCTTACAACTATGTAAGTGCTATTTTAAGGTATTGCAAACTAAAGGAATACCGTGCTCCCAATGAATGTTGTTATGGGTACGCTAGGTTTTGTCAGGTGATAGCAAACTTTTTTATGAATGGCCTTGGCGTTGGTATAGATAAGGTTGAGAACTTGAACTTGAACTGTGATAACGGTGTTTATGTATGTCATGGCTGGGAAGTGATTGACCATTTCTATACAGATATGGAAAGTGATGAAGGTTGGTATAACATTCTCTTAGATATAGATAGGTGCCAGCCAATGGCTGAACGGTTAGGTAAGGATTATATTGATAAGAAATTTTTATTGGAATAGGGGTGAAATGAAATGAAACATATTGCCTTTGAATTTTATGAGATTTGTCCAGAGTGTGGCAAGGAAGCACATGGCAATTGCAATGAAAACCTTGCAGGAATATGTAATCATTGCGGTGCCGAGATTACCATTTGTAATCAATGTCCTGTTACTTGTGGCTGTACACATTGCTATAAAAAAGACCGTGATTATTGTGAGTCTTGTATATACAGGTTCTTAGATTGCGAAAAAGTAGATTGTTCTAACTGCATTGCAAATATGGAAAAAACTGTAGAAGAAGCTGACGATGGATGTGAGTATATATCTGTAAGCGATAAATCACTCATGTTGAAAGGAAAGGGTGAATGATATGTTGTTAGGTAACTTTAATTCTTTAAGGAAACACGTAGGCCATAGCCTTGTCTGTTTAGAATATAGACATAATGACAAGGCAGTTTGCGTGGCTATAGAATGTTCTGATTGCAATGAACAGTTGGTTGAGTTTGGTAATCCAGACTATTGGAATGACAAGGAGGTAACAACATGATTAGTTTAGAGAGATTTAACAAGCAGAACCACAAGTACATTTATAGTATCCGTCGGTGTAGTGGGATTGACTGTGGTTATGCCGTTAGTGGTTATGCCGTTAGTGGGTGCATAGGAACGGTGTTTTATATGATGTACCCACTGAAAGAAGTTATCAAGATGTACAATGCAGCAGCAGCACAGAGCACTTACTTACAAAACTTATTATACGAGGAGGAAGCAAAATGAAAAGACACGTTGAGTTTGTGAGCTATTCAGGGGCGTATCCCGTTCTTTGCAGAGGAACTCTTGTATTAAGAATTGATGGCGAGGAAGTATCCTTTGGAGACTCTAGTAAATACAAGAAATTTTGGAACCCAGTAGGCCAATGTTACTTTACCGAGGATTGGCACCCTGTAATAAGGAAAGGTGGATGGCAGGTTGATAACAGTGACCTACCTGAGAAATATCAGGATTACTATTTCGAAATAGAAGCAGTAATAAATGCCAATATGCCACGTAGCTGTTGTGGTGGCTGTTTGTAATAAGAGGAGGAATAACTATGTGTGAAATGGTAAAAGTAAATAGTAACTTTATTGGTGAGGTAATGAGGCACCCAGATGACTTAGCGTGGTTCCTCTATATGTATGGCAATCCATTTGAATATTATTCTATGGAGTCCTTTGACAGTATAATTCAGAAGCGTTTTACATCTGCTACTGATTTGTTTAAGTTAGGTCTGGCTTCAGATTGGGACGATGTCAAGATGGAGCATGAGTTCTTCCGATTCCTTGGTGATGGTCATGGAATTGAAACATTCGATGGCGAGGATTTGTATGACTATTTTGCTGAAGCTGATGTTCGTAAGGCTATAGAGAATAAACTAGAATACAATTCATATGAGTTCTTCTTAAATTGGATAGAGCTTTTTGATGGCGATGATGATGAAATTAGAAGAAACTTCATTTATCATAACTTTACGGTCAAGTGGGATAAGTATGGAATCAAAGCTACATTCCGAGCCTGTGACTATGAAAAGGCATATGCTTTCATAGAGTTAGTAATGGATATTCGGCGCAATGGAAAGGAAGTTTGTCGGGACAACCTTGAGAAGCTGGCTTCTGAATTGTTTACCGATTGGAAAATAGATTGGAGTGATATTTATGCAATGTGATGTACCAAAGAAAAACTTGGTCAACTATGGATTCATAAGGGTGAAGCTGCCTGATGGCAGATTTGTCACCCTTTTTGCTTGCAACAATGTCAATGTAAAGTATGGCCTGCAATTATTCGTCTTGGTAAAGGGTGTGCTCTTTTCTGTAGTAAGAAAAAGGTATTGGGGACACCCTTATGTTTTACAGAGTTGTGATAGATTCCAGCTAGACGAAAAAGACATTATGTCTAGGCCTTTATTATGGTGGCAGACAGGGCTGCCAGACAATTGCCTTGTCCCCTACCCTGAAAACCTTGTTAAGTTTCATAGGCCAGACTTTCCTTGTCCAATGATAAGACCTGAGTGGTTCTATGATGTGAAAGGAGATGACATTTACCATGTGGAATGAATTTCTAAGGGAAATAAAAATTACAAAGCGTGAATCAACCTTTGAGAATTATAGGAACGCTTTGAAACACTTTCAAAAAGGTAATAAAGAGGAGGTTTTAGTATTCATTAGTAAAGCAGGTCTGTCTGAGTCAAGTAAGAAGCTCTATCTGAGTATACTTGGTAGTGCATTGGAATATTATGATATGGAAACGAAAGATATTAAGCGTATCATTAGCAATTACCGTGCCAATACCACTATTGAGCCATGTCCCACCGACAAGGAAGTAGAATTGGTATGGGAAAGCTGTAAAACAGCAAGGGACAGATTGATATTCGGTCTTATGGCCTATGCAGGGCTTCGTGTATCAGAGGTTCAGGCGTTGACTATGGATTGTATCATTAATGGTAACAAAATAGTTCTCAAAGGAACAAAAGGTAAGCATGATGCCATTGTTACCTTAGTACATCCAAGGATTTTAGAGGCTTTGCAAGAGTATCTCTCTGATAAACCTTGGTGTCACGACAAGGATAAGCCATTGTTCGTCACAAACAGGCACCAAGGAATGACTCTGGAAGGAATGAAGTTTATGATAAAGAGAAAATGTGTGAAACTTAATCTCCCCTATCACCCACATTCATTCCGTAGATACTTTGGTAATACCTTGTCACGAAAAGGACTACCATTGCAGCTCATTAGTAGGGCAATGCGACACAAGAATGTTAAGACCACAATGGGTTATTTGAATATCTCTCAGGAGGATGTAGCAAGTGCACTGAAAGGCATTTATAAAAAGGAGGACTGAGCGAAATGAAAAAGACAAGGAACATGGTGTACAAAAGGAGCGATGAGAGTAAAGAGTTACTCCTGTGTACCATAAATAATGGGGACATATATCTAGGGACAATAAAACCAATCTGCCGTGCCATTGCAAAGAAGCACAAGGCTAATATCTTTGATTTAGATAAGGCAACTGGGGCTTTCTATAGGGTTGCTAACATATCTGCAAAAGATTATTGGGCAAAACTTTGTTCTCCCGATTCAAAATGGAATGATATATTCTCTGTTCAGTGTCGCTATACAGTAGCAGTGGATTTATTAAATTATTACACTGACTACATCATAGAATTATCCAAGGAAATGGATAAGAAAACAGCTAAATAAGTAGGTAGAATCTGAGCCTTGCAGTGAGATTACATTGCAAGGTTTTATTGTGCCTATTTTTAGAAACAGAAACACCAATGTCTCCTTCAGAAATACACTTCTGGGCGACCACATTGTTTTTCTTATTGTGATAGTCTATAGTTAGGCACAATGTAAACTACTCTATGTGAAAAGGAGAGTGAGTAAGATGAAAAGAGTAGGAATGATAAAGTGTAGACCATTGAAGCCAATGAGTATGGAGAGGTCAGTCCTTGCATTTGTCATTGGTTTTGTCATTGGGGTGCTGGGAGGTGTTGCTAGTGGTTGGTTATAAAAATCAAGGCATGAGCGACAGGGCAATAGCAGCGTACAGGCGTGGTGAACGCCCTTGGATGCAATGGAAGGATGTAGATATTCTCTATGTGCTTTGGAAACGTGGCTACAAGAACCTGTCCAGCTTAAAGGACATGGGAACAGAGAATCTACGCAAGAAGTTCCTGTCCCCTACTTGCCCGCATCATGTGGGTAAAGGTTATAGGCTGGTTGATTTCTATGAGGTAAAGGTAAAAAAAGAGGAAAACAAATGGAAACAAAATACAAAGTAGAACTGATTGCTACTAAGACAGAGCATGGCGAGGAATTTAAGATAGACTCTAACACAGATATGCCTACTACATCTGCATTGGCTATGGCTGCTGCGTGTCATTGTCTGAGAAAAGAAGGGCTACCTGAAGCTCGAATTGCTAGGATGTTCCAGCTAACTGCAATGACAATTCTTGCTAATGCTGGTCTTATGAATAAGGAGGACGGCGAGAATGGCAAAGGAAATTAAGCTAACACTATCCGTAACTGTAACTGATGCTGGTATTCAGTATGGAATAGATTCCAATACAGATTTAACAACTACTGGTGCAGTGGCTATGACTGGTGTAACTCACTGTTTGCGAAAGGCTGGTATGCCTGACACTGACATCGCCGAGGTGTATAAAGCAACAGCAAAAGCACTTCTTGTAAAGGCTAAGGTTATTAACAATAAGGAGGACGATGAAAATGGAAATGAAGATTAAGGTTATTGACACTATGAAGAACAAGGAAAACGCAGAGCGAAATGCCTCCCCTGCTTTTCCATCCATTGAATATCTGCTGGAGACAGTGAATCGCTTTAGTAATGAAATGAATTGTCCTAGTAACCTCATTGCATGGATTGAGTTTAGCAGAGTAGTAAATACTATTGTTTCGTCCATGATTGATGAGGCTTCCGTGGAAGAACTCAAAGAAGTCACTGCTCATATAAAGGCTATGAGAGTCATGAATAAGGCTAATGAATAAGCGTAGGAGAATGGCTGAAAGAGCACGGCTGTTGCTGGCATTAAGTGCTCCTACATGGGAAGAAGCCCTGAAATATTGCTATGAAGGCAAGTACCCAGAGAAGGTAATCGAAGGGTACATCAATGACATGATTGACAGAGCATTGAGAAGTTAATGGTAATGACATGGGGAGTCGATGGATGTCGGCTCCCTGTGATATTACTTGCCACTGTGGTGAGTATTCAGGCAGAGGACTTTTACTCAAAAATGAGTAAAACATCAGGAGTCAATAGGTCAGAAACCAAAATTTGGTTTTGACCGTTATGTGATATGAAAGGACGATAGGTATGGAAATGAATTTAATTGAACGGAATGGTGTGTTCTATGTAGACAGTCGTGAGGTTGCTGAGATTACAGATAAGCGGCATGGAAATCTAGTTCGTGACATTGAATATTATATCAGTACAATTTCTGAAAACTCAGATTTGAGTTCTCAGGATTTCTTCATTGAATCAAGTTATAAAGTTGACGGAAACAACAAGACTTATAAATGCTATCTCTTAACTAAGAAAGGCTGTGACATGGTAGCTAATAAGATGACTGGTGAAAAGGGAATTTTATTTACTGCTACTTACATAGACAAATTCTATGAGATGGAAAAGAAACTCCATGAACAGGCCATGCCATCTGAGTACCAGCTTAAAGCATTGGATGTAAAGGAAAAGGAACTCAGTCTTAGAGAGTCAGAGCTGTACCTTAGAATTGCAGATAGCGTAAGCGTTCCTGAATACAAACAGATAATGAATAGCTTGGCTGTTAAGGCTGTAAGTGGTGAGATGTATCTTCCATTACCTATAGCACATCAAAAGACCTACTCTGCTACTGACATTGGGGACATCTTAGGAGTATCAGCGAATAAGATAGGTCGGCTGGCCAGACAGTTCAATATGAAAACCCCTGAGTACGGCAAATATTTCTATGACAAGGCAAAGTACAGCGGTAAGGAATTGGAAACCTTTAGATACTATGGCAATGCTATTGATAAGTTCAAGTCCGTCTTGGCTGTGTGACATATGAAAGGATGATAGATATGGAATTAGTAAAGATTGAAAACAATGAAGTAGTAGTGTCCAGCAGAGAGGTGGCAAAGAATTTTGCCAAGGAGCATAAGATTGTCCTGCGTTCTATCCGTGAAATTTTGGCGGCTCAAAATTGTACCGCCAAATTATTCTATGAGAGCGAGTATGAAAACCGTGGTAAGAAATACCCTGAGTACATTATGAACAGAGATGGATTCTCCCTGCTGGTAATGAGCTTCACTGGAACCAAGGCGTTCGAGTGGAAGATTAAGTACATCAATGCGTTCAATGAAATGGAAGCCAAGCTCCGTGAGAACATGACTACACCTGAGATTGCAATGGCTCGTGGCCTGATTGCTGCCCAGTCAATCATTGAAGCCAAGGATAAGGAAATAGCAATCCTAAAACCAAAGGCTGCTTTTCACGATGCCGTAGGCGCAAGCAAAGATTCTATTCCTGTGGGCGACATGGCCAAATTGCTTCGTCAGAATGGTATTCTCATTGGTCGCAATCGTTTCTTTGAGTGGCTCAGGGAGAATGATTTTGTTATCAAGGGAAATGCTTCTGCTAATATGCCTACCCAGCGAGCAGTTGAGAAGGGATTGCTGAGAATCAAAGAGAGCGTTGTTAATAGAAGCAATGGTAAGCCACAGATTTTCAAGGTGACACAGGTGACTCCAAAGGGACAGCAGTATTTTATTCAGAGAATGTTGAAAGGCGGTTTGACTAATGCTTAATGAGAAACTTGTAGATGAAATTATGCTTGACTTTAGAATCAGCGAAGTATCCTTTGACCCACAGGCAGTCCGCAGGAGATTCTCTCTGAAGTTCTCCGAGAGCAAGAAGGCAGGTACAGAAATAGAACTTACCATTGCCCTGTTTAAGCTGATGGTACTCAATGTCAATCATACCAGATTATGGAGGTTGTATTGTCAGCTATGGGAATACATGGATTCTCACTGCTTAACCCAGCTTCATACACATAAGCTGGATAGATACCTAAGTGAAACCAAGGAATTGTATCGTGATATGGGGGAATAACATTGGGAAAGGAAAGTCTGGTCACTAAGTATATAGATTACTTCAAGTGCAGAAACGTAACTGAGACAAAGAGTGTTGCAAGGGCGTTCATGTGGAGTGTTGGGTATTGCAGTGGTAATATCATTGAAGTGAAATGTAAACCCAACACATTAAAAAAATGGAACCTATACCGCCTTGTATATAGCTATTCAAAGACTGGTAGTCATTGTATTATTCATTCATACGAATGTGTTAATGAAGTTCCCAAGGAGGTCAAGGACTGTGGCAAGGAACGACATTATGTAGATACAATATATTCCTTTGTTCATATGACACCTAACAAACTCTCGTCCAAGAAGTACGATGTTGTATTCAGCGTAAAGAATGGTGACGAGAGCTTCGTAATACATACCCACTGGAATGGAAAGAAAAAATCAGAGGTTGCAAAAGAAGTCCGGGAAGAATACCTTTGTCTTAACAAGGGCTATCCTTGGAACATCCAGATAAACAATGCCAACTCTCCTATTCCAGAGGAAATGGCTAAGATTATCAAGGAAGGGTTTGAAAAGGGAACATACAAAGAATGGGATGCTATTGTATTCTAATTAATTTCCCCTGAGAGGCCCATAGATAAACGAAAAGTCCCCTAGGCATATGATTATACCTAGGGGATATTTTTACGCTTATTTATGTGCCTGAAAAGGAGTTCCTACTATGCTTCTTTTTCAAACCATTTCTTAACTATGTCTATCAGTCGATAGAATGGATTGGAACAGCGTTGTTCCTGTTCCTTAGCGTATTCTTTAGCCACCGCAAAAGCATTTGCATACTTAATCTGCTGTTCAAGGTTATCCTTTACTACCAGCCTTGACATAAGCAACCAGAAGCCATCTATGTTCATGTAATACATAGGGAAATGGCAGTGCTGCTTATTCTTGAAAGTAGATTTGTAGAACTTGGCTGTAGTTTTCTGTTCCGCTGGGATATTCTTAATGATAGAAGCAATAGTTTTATAGATGACATCGTGTCGTCTATTGAAGTCCCTTGCAATATTAAGGCTACTTACTAGGAGTTCGTCATGCTCCATGTAAATATCCACCACTTCCTTCTGAACACCAAACTCATACTTTTCTTTACTCATTCACATCGTCTCCTTCATATTGAATTAAAGGGAGTAACATTTCGTTACCCCCTTGTTTTTTATTTCCATGCAATGACTGCTCTTAACAATTCATCTATACCAAGTTCTTTGGCAATCGGAAACACTTTGTCTATTCGTTTAGATACAGTTGGCTGAGTAATTCCAAGTACTTCGCCTATGGTTTTTTGTGTGTACCCATACGCAGTCATGTACAGGATTTTCCATGTACCTACGCTAACTCTATCACGTAAGAGAACAAGTCCCTCATAGAGTTCCTCGTAATCCTCTCTGGCTATAATTGTATCTTCTGGGCACCGCCTGTCTGGAACATAGTCTATCAATCTAACAGGCTTATCATTCTTCCACTGGTCAAAAGCAAGCCTGCGTTGTAAATCTTCTATGGTGATACGACCGCTTTCATAGTCGTCCATGAACTGTGCAAGCATATCTTTCATATGCTCACCGCCTTGTTAATCACTGCCATTTTACCAGCGTTTTTACTAAAGGCTGACAGGCCATATACCTTGTCTCCAAAGAACTGGCAACGTAAAACCTTACTGCCATCAGTTAATATTCTATCACCCTTGTCTCGCTGCGAAGGCTCCTCTTTATCTTCAATGTATCTAACATCATTAGAAAATGATTTAAGCTCCTTGAATAGTCGCTCTCTGTCCTCTGTTTGAATGGTGAGGAGGAATAATACCCCCTCATTATTCAAATCCACTAGACAGCGAACTATCATCTGCCACTGCTCCCAAATCCGCCACGGTTTTCATTATTTAAAGCGTTGACCTTAACCAGCTTCATACACTCTTGATGCTTCTGGATTCTGAACTGGGCAATTCTATCGCCCTTGCAAATCTTTCCAGCTCGCAAGGCGTATGCTGGGAAATGCCACTGGTCATCATCGCCACAAAATGCTTCATCAATGACACCCATTGAATTAGTAAGGATAATTCCATACTTCTTAAAGGTGCTACTACGTGGAAGCATGGTAGCTTCATAGCCTTCTGGGAGCTGCATAGCTACACCCAGCGGAATCATAAAGGCATCATGGGTATTGTATTCCATATCCTTGGCTGCCTTCAAGTCAATCCAATCGCCGTGCTGTTCAAGTTCACAAGCCTTATCAAAATACTTAATCTTAATGCTAGTCATTATTTCTCCACCTCAATATCATCAAACACAATAGGAATTAACTTCTTCAATTTATTCAGCAATGGAATCATCAATGCTCTCATCTGTGGATGGGCAGCCTTGGAAGTTCTCAGCTTTAATATGTGTCGCCATTCACGGAGATTTGCAGTAACAATAATCTCTGTCTTAGTGCTGTTAGGAAGCACGGAGCGGGCAAGCTGAGGACTGAGCTTTATAGTTTTTCTAAGAGTCTTATATTCTGCCTCTGATACTTCCATGCAATCACGCCAATATGCTTCTTGTAAGATGTCCATGTCAACCTGACGAATGAACTCTATGTCACCGTCATAGGCAACGTAACGCTGTGACTCTTGACTAAACGATGCCAGTCTATGTCTTACAAGTTCATGGGTCACTGCTCTATCAGTGACAAATCTAACAGAGAAGCTAACGTGCTCCAATACAGATTCGTGACCACGCTTAATAATGTTCCCTACGAACTTCTCTGCTGTGCCATCACTAATCTTATTCTCTGACTTGTAACATACCCTGCCACACTTCTCTATCTTCTTTAAGATTCCCTTGTCATTCAGTCTGTCAAGGATTTCAAAGTATTGCTTACGAACTTTCATGCTATTTCCTTTCTCCCCACAATGGGGTGGCACCAGCATTTCACTGGCACCACATTGTTATTATCAGTCGTTCTTCCTTACTTCCATGTAAGGAATGTCCACATTCTTAACATCTGCTTCATACATGTTACAGAGAGTATCTTCAATACACTCCTCTGCCTTGTCATACGCATCGTCAATATCAAGTGCACCAAGGCACAATCTTACCTTCACTGTTGCTTCAACGCTAAAGCTTTTCTCTGTCATGTCTGTCATGCTCCTCCTCGCTTACCCACTTACCAGCTTCATTGAAGTACATTTTCTGATTACTACTGCCTCTAAATGGTACATCCCTTGTATGCTTTCGATGGTCATACAGTCCATCAATGATACAGTCAATACCATCAAGATTATAGTGCCCTTCCTGTAGCTCTTGCAGGGTAAACCCTGTGTACATCAGGACACTCAATCCCTGTTCCTTTGCCCAGTCAATGAGTTCTCTAAGTTCATCTAACTGGTAGGCAGGGTCGCCACCACTAAGGGTAATACCATCAATGAATCCAATGTACCTACTAATACTTTCCTTTAACTCTCCAACGCTCACCTCATAGCCACCATCGAAGTCCCATGTTCCTTTGTTCTGGCACTGTACACAGTGGTGTGCACAGCCCTGAACAAAGATTACATAGTAGATACCACGGCCATCAAAGAGAGAGGTTTCTCTAATACCCGCTATCCTCATGTATGGCTCACCCTATCTCTAGCTTCCGCTACTTTACCGGGATTAAACTTATCGGAAGTTGATAAGTAGCCAGTGATTATCTTGGTCATTCTAATGTTCTTACTGCCACACTTAGGACAGACATTGAATGTCCCCTGCTCGCCACAGTCAACACAGAAGTCATGCTCATAGTTAAGACCACCATATACAATGCCACTCTTAGCCATGTACTGAAGCAGGTGCAGACAGCCCTCTGGGTTAAACTTAGGACTGCTTGGTGCTTCAATGTAGAAGATTGCTCCTGCATTGCACAGCAGATGATATGGGGCTTCAATATCAATCTTTGTTTTCATGTCACACTTGAAGCTCACAGGGACATGACATGAGTTAGTCAGGTAATCTTTATCAGATACACCCTTGACTACACCGAACTCTCTCTTGATTGCATTGAGCAATGTATAGCAAGCACTCTCAGCAGGGGTAGCAAAGCATGACCAGTTCAAGTGACTCTTTGCTGTTTCCTTATCCATCTTCTTACGAAGCATATAAACAATCTGCAAGCCTAAGCGTTGAGCCTGCTCTGACTCACCATGGTGCTTACCGATTAATACAGTGAGTGCCTCGGCAAGTCCTATGAAACCAACAGAGAGTGTTCCGTTCTTAACCATAGGTTCAATGGTATCATTAGGAGTTAAGCCTTCGTGGCCCTGATACCAGTCAGATACGAATGGTACATCCTTTACTTTCAAATTCTTGATAATGTCATACCTTGCATGAAGCTCATCAATGGCATCGTCAATCAGAATGTTATACAGTCTAAAGAACTCATTGACCAGCAGGTGCTTATTAATGACATTTCTCTTGGCTTCCAAGGCAATGTATGGAAGATTCAGGGTAGTAAAGGCGAGATTTCCTCGTGCCTCTGGGGTTGAACTTCCGTTCACATTGGAACGCACAGCCGTCCTACAGCCCATTGTGCCAGCTTCGTACTTATTAGGATAAGCAGGGCTATCACAGAATACAAACCGTGGCTGAATACGCTTACCCATGCACTCAATGGCAAGCTGTGTCAGGTCGAAGTTAGGCTCACCCTCGTTGAGATTAACGCCATCCATAAGACGGTAACAAAGGTTAGGGAAGATTGGATTCTCACCATTACCAAGGCCAGCAATGTAGGCCTTGAGTAAATTACGGCTAATCATTTTACCTTCCTTGGAAGTATCAAGGCCAAAGTTTACAGAGGAGAATGTAACCTGAGCACCTGACCTGCTCCTCATGGTATTCATGTTATATACAAAGGCTTCCATTGCCTGATACACAGCTTTCTCAGTCAGCTCCCATGCCTTCCTCTGCACTGCTGCTTTGTTAGTACCCTGCTCAGGACACAGCTCTTTAATGTTCTCCGTGAGATTCTTTAACTGCCAGTTGTATTCCTTGGTTACATATGGAGCAAGGTCGGAATCAAAGTTAAGAACTCCTTGTCCGCCATACATATCGTTCTGACTACTTTGCAATATGATAGCAACGAGAGCCATAGCACTGCCAATTCTCTTAGGAGAACGAATCATGCCTACTCCATTGTTGAAGCCGTGCTCCAGCATCTTCCCTATAGGATTGAAGAAGCAGTTAAAGGTAATATCATGGTAGCCAAGGTCATGCATATAAGCCCTGCCCTTGCGATGGTTCTCAGCCCACTTAGGATTCATATGAGATAAGTAGTATCTCTTGGAAGCAGCCTCAGCAATGCCATACATCTTAGAAGCTGCGGAGTTACCAGTGTTAGCATTGTCGTGATTCATTTCTTCAATGAGCTTACCAACGGTCTGCATAAGCTCAGACTTGCCCTCTCTTACCTCTGTACGCTTCTCTCTGTACAGTATGTAAGCCTTGGCAACAGCAGGTGCCAGCTTCATCAGCTCCCGCTCAACATCATCATGGATGGTATCAACGCCAACAATGGTAACACCTTTGTGCCCATCGTCATAACTAAGATGAACATTTGGAGTATCTACTCCTACTTCCTCGGCTGCCTTTGCTACTGCCTTATCAATCTTTGAATGGTCAAAGTCCTCAACTCTACCATCGTGTTTAATAACCTTTACCACTGCCAACCATCCCCTTCCTCATTGAATACACGGATAACAACTTCTATTCTTGGGTTCTCTTTGTCGACACCATAGTCTATGTAACGAACCAGTGCAAACCTATCGTCATCATAGGTGCCAGCGTGTTCCAACATATCACACAAGGCCTTAGCTGTGTTGTTAGTATCACGCCTCCTACGGTCTGGGAACATTATGAGAACATCGAGAATCACTTTCTTCTCAATAGTAGGCTCCCAGCCCTGCTTAACTATCTCTGAGCGAACAATTTTTTCTGCTGTGTCAAACCATTCCTTCGCCTTGGCGGTTCTGATACGCTTACCGCCAAAGCGAGAGTGTAAGTACATATGATTCACACTCGGAGGAATTGGAAGAACGAGGCAGAGAACCTTACTCTCCAACAAACAACTGCTCCTTCATATCTTTAAGCAGAGACTTTCTAATCTCATCATCATCAGAATCCATCTGCTTCCCAGCTAAAGCCTTAAAAATAACAACTGCTTCAGCAAAAGACATCTCTGTGCTAATAACTACATTCAAATCCATTACCATGTTATTACCTCCTTAAAACAAACGGTCTTTGAAACAACTAGGAACTCCCTCGGCAGGGTCAATGGGTACCCTATTCTTAGCCAAACGTGCCCAGTAAGTGTACTGACGAGCCTTGTTCATGTCACTTTCATACTGGCCTTTATCCTCGGCTCTCATGCGGTACTTGATAGCGTTACCAATGCAGAAGCCATAGAGCTGCTCAGGTGTCATGAGAAGCTGCATAGTCTCAATAGGACTCCTTGCTTTGTAGTGCTTCTGACTGATGCTGTAACCATCATTAATTGCCTTGGAGTTATCATGCTTTACTACTCCAATAATCTTTTTCTTTTCCATGTTATCTAACCTCCGTAATTCTCCTGCCAGTATGGGCAAAACTCATGAACCTCACAGTAGTCCTTGCATCTGCGGTCGTTCCATCTTTCATTCTCCTTGCATACTGGTGGCATTTCATTGTGCTCTATTGCATACATGAGACGCTTATACTTAGTCTCGAAGTACATACGAACCCATTTATCTGAAATGGGATTGATTGGAATGAGATAGGTAGGCTCGGTCACTCCATAGCTTTTCGCTGTCTTATCAACGCCACCACGGACAAAGACCTGAACCATCATCTTCTCAACTGGAAGCCCATGCTTTTGCATTAGGATTCTATAGTAGTTAAGCTGTAGTGCTACATCATGTACATGGCGAACACCACCGCCTACAAACTTCTGTTCCCAGACTTCCTCACCTTTTCTTTTACCCCTAGTGATAACCCTTTTCTGCCAGATACCTTTCATGCCCAATGCCATAGCGACCTTATAGGCTCCATAGTTTTTGAAATCATACAAGGTTCTATTCTCAGCATCGTAGGCATCGAAGGCTCCCGAAGTAATATCATCGGATAGCCTTGCTTCCATTATCCAATTGATAGGACAGTTATCTTCCATGATTGCGTGCATGGAAGTTCCAATCATAGCAGCTATGCTACCATGAGGATTCAGGTAATAATCATTTACAATCTGTAAATACATTGCCCTTGTCGGTGCCAAGAGCTGGGTTACGCTTGGCTTTCCAAACCAATGTGGACTGCCAGTTGCTTTGAGTGCAGGGAGAGCCATGCATCTATGGTCACACTTTGCAAAGCAATCTTCAAACTTTACCTTGTCTCCATTAGGACACTTGAATCCTATTGCTGACATTGACTAATCCTCCTTCTGTTCCTAAGAACTTTATTAATAAAATTTGAAGCCCCCAATTTTGGGGACACCCTAAATCTCAGTTATCTTCTCCTGCAACCTTGAAGTCTCAGGGTTAAATACCAAGTTGAATATGATGTTACCATTGCGTACTTCTCTGGCCTTGGTTATTTTCAAGACCGTATCATACTTCTGCTTCTCCCTATCTATTGGAGATAGCCCTGCATTAATCGCTGGTCGCCATATCAGAAGAATGTAATCAGCAGAGTTACCAATGGCCCCTGCTCCTTCAAGGTCAGCCTGAGTAGGTTCATGGAACTTTCCATTGCCATCCTTGGATTGCGATGATTTGCGTAGCTGACTAAGCATAACCAAGGTTATATTCTGTTCCTTGGCAAAGGCTTTCATTTGCCTTGCTACGGTACTCTGTCCCTCGATAGTATCTACGCCTTGCATATACTGAAAATAATCTACAGCTACAATCTCTATGAATATGTCTTTTCTAGCCAGCAGCTTTAGATAATCTCCCATCTGGCCAAACGCAAGGTTGTTTTTATCTATAATATAGAGATTCTCTTTTAGCTTGCTTGTAACCAACTCGTAAACATCGGGATGCTCATGGATATACTTGTAAACTTCATGCTGTGGTATCTGGGCAATCTTGGAAATCAAGACCTTTGTAATGGCCTCCACTGGCATTTCCATTGAAAAGAACAGCACTTTCTTTTTCAGCTTGATACACCAATGAAGAATCCATTCACATAGAACAGTTGTCTTTCCTGAGTATGAGTAAGCTCCTAGAACAACAACATCCTTCCTTGCAAATTGAATGGTATTATCTATGTTTTCATAACCAGTACCAAAGGTTTCTTCGACCTTTTTATTTTCAAGCTGTTGGTAAGCTCGGTCTATGGTAACAATATCTCTCAGCTTTTCCTCTGAGGTATCGGTTTCTATGGAAAACAATTCCCTTATCAGGCCAATGTCTCGCTCCCATTCTTTAGCAAGGAACTCTGCAATGTCAGCCCTAGTCAGGGGATTGCGAACACTTTTCATAAAGTCAAGAACTGTCTTTTCCTGCACATCCCTGTCAGGTTCAGAGTTTACTATTTGCTTGACACAGTAAAGGTCAATGCTTTCATAAGTACAGTCATTAACTATATCTAATCCCTTGACAAGCATATCATTGAAGTCCTTGCAACCATCAGGGATAACAGCGACTTTCACAACGACATTACTTGCTTGCTTCTGGAATAAGTCTCGGCTTCTCATTACAAATTTACTGGCCTTGCCATCATTGTCAGGACAAAGAACAACCTTGGCTTTCACAGGGGAAATAATTTCCTTTATCTTCTCAACATGAGCCTTTCCTATGGATATTCCACAGTAGGCAACACAGCAGTAGCCTTGCTGAATAGCTGAGATAGCATCGAAAGCCCCTTCGCAAAGCATAAGAGTCTTTGTTTTCTTTAGATTCTTCTGAGCCTGTGGCAAGCCATATAGGAACTCACCCTTAATGAATAGGCCATCTATGTTCTTGCTATTCTTGTACTTAGGCATTTTATTGAAATACCTATACAGGAAAGCAACACAGCGACCCCATGTATCATACATTGGGATTGCTAAGGCTTGCATTTTCTCACTGTAGCCAAGACCAAACTCAGCTATGGTTTCATCTGTAAGCCCTCTTTTATGTAGATAATCAATGACTGTAGAGAGATTACGCTGCATAGCCTTAACCCACTGTGCATTACGCTGGGTTATACTAAGCTGCTCCCTGTATCTCTCATCGTCAATCTCTACTCCAAAATCATCGCATAGAGTCTTAACTGCTGTCTCAAAGGAAACAGAGTCACGCTCTATCACATAGTTGACTATATTCCCATGTGCTCCACAGCTAAAGCAATAGTAATGATTATTGTCTGGAAAAATCGTGAACGATGTTGGGTTATCGCCATGATGTATCGGACAAGCACAGCGGTATGTTCCATCGCTATGAAGCTGGGCTTCAGGAATGTATTCAACTAAGCTCTTATGTAATAAGCTGTCAACATTCATTCCTTACTCCTTATCTTTTTCCTTAGCTGCTTCTAACATAGCTTCAGGGTTGCAGTCCAGAATAATCTCTGCGAAGTCATCGGCCAGCTTTCTAAAATCAATACCTGTTTCAAGTGAAATATTCCATAACGCTACGACCATCAACGAAAGTAACTCTGGAACACTGCCACTAATCTCACAGCCACCCTTACCATCTTCATTGAGTTCAATGTTAATCTTTGCCATGCTATCCCTCCTTTCATTGCCTTATGGGTGAGGTATATAACTTTTCGTTACATACCTACAATGCTATAAAATTTCTACTTCCAAGAACTGCCTTCCATTTCTAAGGGCTTCTTCCTTGGATTCACAATATATATCTATGCGATTAACGTGCCCTGCTCCGAACCTATCCTGAACAACATACTCGTGTCCATTGATTAACACACGGGTGCCAAGCGGAAGGTCATCGGCAGCTATGGTCACACCTGCCTGAGCAATGTGACCACTGGCTGTTATGCCATCCGTCTTACCACACTCATCTGCCGAAGCTGTATACCAAGAGATATTCGCTACGTATTTCACGGTATCTCTTGGCTCGGCTTCGACTTCAACGCTGTCAATTGGTAGCTCGTAAGCTATCGTATGGGCGCACGAAAGTTCTAATCCTTGATACTCATGGATTGGAGCATTACTCGTTTCCACAGGCCACAACATCAAGGCCAGCAGTGTCATTATCAGAATTCTTTTTCTTTGCATTAGCTCTTGCCCTCCGATGTTCTTCAGCCTCCGCCAATGCAATACCCTTTTCTCTCTTGAAATAATCCTTCAGCTTGACGAAGGGTGTATTAGTGAACTTCATGTTATTCCTCCTTTAGTAAAGCAAGGTAATCAGTTACCTCTGTTTTTATTATCTTTGTTTTCTGGCTTTCCAAAGCCCATTTCTGGGCTTGGATAAATAAGTCAGTCATAGATAAGTTCAAGTCAGCTTTGCCAGAAGAAAGATATTCATGCAGTAAGTTTAGTACCGTGTCATCCTTTTTCTTAAAGAATGAATAGATACGGAAGAAATCACTGCGACTGAATTTCCTTCCCTGCTGCTTTGCAATGAACTCTCTTGCAAGAAAATGGGCTTTATTACTTGTGTCCCATTTTGTCATAAGCCATCAGCTCCTCTGAGATTCTACCAAGGGAGCTGGATAGTATAGAATAAGCACCGACATATTCTGAGTCAGCAGCAGCTAATGTATCCAGCAGTTGTGCAATACCTTCAATGTCATATGCTATGTCATCCAGCTTTCGCATTAGATTGGAACCTCCTCGTCAGAGAAAGTATCATCGTCCTCAATACTATCAATACCGAACTCAGAGAAGTCATCACTGCCGTTATACTCAATGAGATTATCAACAGCAATCTTATTGATATAAAGGTTTACACCGTTGGTATCCTTGGTCATCCAGTAGGCCATAGGAGTGAAAGAGATACGGATTTCAGAGCCATTACCAAGGCTTACATCATGACCAACTCTCTTTCTGGTTTTCATATTAATCATTGGAATGTATCTACGAACATCCTCGCCAGTCTCCTTGTCCTTGAAGTAAGCACCAGACTGGAACTTGAAGTGCAGCTTACCATCCTTTTCATAGAGATAGTAACCACAACGCAGGTCGTCACCAGTTCTCCACTTCTTATCCTTGAACTCATCGAGTCCCTTTGCCTTAGCCAAGGTGTCATCACAGAACTTCTTCATACGAGCCTCTGCATCCTTATCATCGAATACCAAGTCAACAACATAACGCCGCTTGCCCTCATATTCGTCTACCCGACTGTTAATCTTTGCAAACATTGCTTTGCCACCAGCAGGGGTAATTGCGGTGTCAAACTTCTTACTAATTACTGCCATTCTAATACCTCCTAAAAAAATAAATAACTTCTAAATAAGCCTTTGGCATGGTATACTATAGAGTAAGGACATTTACCTTCATTGAAAGGAGAATAAATCATGGAGAGCAATGAGAATCGTCTCACACAGCTAAGAGAAAACGAAGGAATATCACAGAGGACTCTTGGATTAGAAATTGGTATCAGCTACCCTGCCATTCAAAAGATTGAAGCAGGTAAGGCTGACCCAAAATGGAGTACAATCTTGAAACTATGTAATAGATTTCGTTGTTCCGCTGACTATCTCATGGGGCGAACCGATGACCCTATACTCTATAAATACCAATCAAGGTTTAGTGATGAAGAAATCGCACTCGCATTAGACCTTATTCAGAGAGTGAAAAGCACTCTTTAAATTTCTCTGGATAAATAATGTATGTCCAACGAGTTTCATTCTTATAGGCGGTGCCAAAGGTGTAAGCTCCTTGCCTTAGTCCCATACGTACCACCGATGGACTAACTTGCATGAGCTTCGCAGCTTCATTAACTGTTATTTTCACCTTGTCACCTCCTCACACATATTATGATACTACACTTCTGAAATAAATGTTGTCGCCCAGAAGTGTATTTTTAAGGAGGACATTTGTATGAGACTACCTAATGGATACGGCTCGGTGTATAAGCTGAGTGGCAAGAGACGAAAGCCTTATGTTGCTATGACCTCGCACGGAATAGGCAATGACGGCAAGGTTATCCGCAAACCACTTGGCTACTATAAGACAAAGAGTGAAGCTCTTACTGCTCTTGGGGAATACAATCGTGACCCTGCCATTCTCGATTTATCTAAGATAAAATTTGGAAAGGCTCTGAAAGAATACATTGACTACAGGGATTCATGTAAGCCTTTGACACACGCATATAAAAGTGCCTTGAATAAAGTAAAGCCATTTCATGACGAGCTATTAACAAATATAAAGACCAAGGATATTCAAGACATAATGAATACGCTTACCCCCAGTATGTCATCGTTTTTAAAAAGTGCTTTATCTGGGTTTTATAAATACTGCGTGACACATGATTACATCAAGGTCAATTATGCTGATTCACTAATTGCTAAACCAATTCCTAAATCTACACTGCATAAGCCGTTTACCCCAGAGGAGATTCATGAACTATGGCTTTACAAAGATGCATACATAGCCAAAGTAGCCCTAGTTATGATATTTACTGGTGTTAGAACAGCCGAGCTTTTTGTTTTAGAAAACAAGAATGTCTTTGACGACCACATTATAACTGGTGTAAAAACAGAGGCAGGAAAGAATAGAATTATTCCATTGCATAAAGCTATTGTTCCATTTATAAAAGAACTCCAAAGTGATGGAGATATGTTTATGGATGGCACCATTACTCGCTTTAGGCGGCGGTGGAGCAGATGCAAGATACCTGCCATAGAGAATCATATTCCACATGACACACGACACACCTGTGAGACTATGATGTGGAACGCTGGTATTAATAAAAGAACAATGCAATTAATAGTTGGTCACGCTGGCCGTGATGTTGATGAATCCGTGTATATTCATAACACATTCGAACAACTATATGAAGCCATAAATAAGCTACCTACATATGAGAGCTTTTGTTAGCAATATGTTAGCAACGAACTTAATCTTATCTATTCTTATCTAATCAAAAACCCTTGGTATATCTACAATCGCAGTTATACCAAGGGATATTTAATATTTATTCACATATATACCAAGGCCGCAGTGCCTGAGCATGGCGCTTGTAAACTTGATAAAACTAATATATAATATGTTTAACTAAAGCAACATTCAGTATCCAATTCTAAGGAAACCTGAAAAAGCAATAGCCACCCTCTCAAAAATACCAACATAAAGTAAGGTGATTACATAACTCTATGCTAGATTACACGTTCAAATACTTCTTATATCTCGCAAAAATAAATATAGGGACAAGGTGAAAAAACAATGGATAATTTTTCAAGAAAAAGGCGTTATCCCATTAATTCATTTATCTTTAGGGTAAGTATTCATTACGATGACTATTTTCCCAAAGATAAGTTTTTATCCTATGTAGCAGATGAGGAATTAATTAATTCTTGCACAGAATGCAAAGATACTTGTCAGTACTATCTGGATATTACTCTGCCTTACGAATACAAGTATAAATATCTTCAGGAAGACATAACAAGTATTTTCCCCAGCCTGCTCCATATCAACACTGGAGTCATTAGCTATGAGCTGTGCAGGCCCAAAGACATAGACCAGTAAAAGATAATTCTACTAACTCTATGTAAATAACAACTTTCAATCTATATAACATAAAAACACCAACATATACCGTCATACAATGTGGTGCCTCCATAAGATTAGATTTTAGGTCTAACTTTATGTGGTCACTACATAAAGATGATATATGTTGGTGTTTTCTTTACAACGGCAACTTTATCTATACAATATCAATTTTTTGCCCCAACTGATGACCAAACTCCCATGCACTTGACCTTGGCAAGCTGAAAATTTAATGGCGATGCTGCTACTTCTTCCCATTCTCTTCCAGTTCCAGCATGTACTTATCAAAGTCAGACATAAACAACCTGTCCTGAATGACACGATATTTTTCAAATTCGGTCTCAGCATGAAGCTTTGCAATTTCAGCTGACACTTTCCCTGCATCCTGTAAAATACCATAGTCAAACATTTCAATGAAGCTGTTGAGCCTCTTTTCCCAGTCCTGCATCGTAAGCGGAAT